CTAATCTCCCAAATCATTCAGGTGTTGTTTTTGATAAAGCTCATGAATTTGTTCCGTCTCTAAGTTCTGTTCCGGTTTAACTTGGTATCGCCGAACCTGATGGCGAAAATCTGCGTCACCAAATCGGTCATCCATAAATTTTTCCAATTCTGTTTCGCGTTTACGCTGGTTAATCGGGTTATACGTTGGCCACTGCTCAACGACGCGTTCTCGCTTGCGGTTTTGAATAATCGTCATCCCCACCGCAAAGAGTGAAACCATCACGAACGCAAATAACAATAAAATACTAATGAATTTGATTTCAAAGATCCCTTCGCGATACGTCCACAAATGAGGTATCTGCGGATGATCAACTGCCAAAAAAGCGGTTATTGTAATCACAATGGGAACAATCACACATATCCATCCGACTAATGCCACCAACGTCTGCCGCGCTTTGAGTCCCCAGTGTCCACGCTCGAAATAAGCATCCGTATACAATTGCTGCGATGGTTTATGTTTATCAGTCATCCTGCTCCTCCTAGTTTTGTGGATTAATTGGGCGGCCAAACCGGTAGCCCTGTCGAACCGGAATCTTCAATTGTTCTGCCAACTGCTCATCAGCAGCATCCTCCACCCCCATCAGAATCAACTGAATATGATTATCTTGAGACAATCGATTCCAAAACTGGAGATTAAGGTCAAGCCAAACAGAAGCGTCAGCCTTACGGAAACTGCGCATCGAACATTTTAACGAATCCACCTGCGGCAATAACCACTGAATGTTTTTTAAACTATCCAATGTTGATCCGACATTATCAATATCAAAACGCATACCATAGGCTCGAGCCTCACGAATTCGTCGTAAAAACAATGCCCGATTAAGCCGCCGTACCGGTCGATTAACTGTGAATTCGACGGCTAGCGTCATGGGCGTTATTTTGGAAATAGCCCACCGAACAAAGTAGTGGAATTCTGGACTAACAATTTGATCGTACTCTAAGTTAATTGATAATGTAATCTTCCTAGGTGGAAGTACCTTAAAGGTATCCTCTAATAAAAAGATCACGCGCTGTAGCGGTAACGACGCCAACTGTTGTGGCAATGACCAAGTCCCGTCCGGATTACGTTGCCGAAGAAGACATTCATAGCCCGTTGTTTGTCCGTGAAAGTCAACTTGCTTTTGAATAAAGTATCGTAGCTCAATGGCCTGATTCTCCAAATAATTATTCGATTTTTTTCGAGAATACCAGAAATAAAAGGCAATAATACTAACTATTCCCAGCGCCGCTACTAGGGTTAACCATAATAAGACCTGTTCTAATTGCACTAATGACATTCCTTTTCCTCACTTATAATTAGTCATTCAGTTCCAACTATTATAATCGTTATAGTTAACTTTTCAAGCGTTTCAATGCATCAGAACTAAACACCCATAATTATTGACACTAAAAAACGCTAAGTTTCCATTAGGGATCTTAGCGTTTATACATCGCCATTAATCAGTTAAAAAATGAAAGCGTGTCAGTTCAAAATGTCCATATGATAGGAAGAAAAGCTAAAAGTTGGGTAATGTCGGGTAAGAATGGGCTAGGCTAGGTTAAGGGAAAACTAATGAGTCATATCAATTGCTATCTAAGCTTATAGCACAAAGGCGGTCATTATCTATGGCCGCTTTTACTTTTGCAAAAAGATCGTGTCATCTAAACTTCATTTTGACATAGAGAACGTTCGTTCGTATAATCGAGGATGAGGTGATAGCTATGGAACAACAACCACTTAATGGAATCCTTGAAAGCGACCCCCGAACTATCAAGCTAAGCCCCCTGCTTCTTTATGTAAAGATACGTGACTCCAAGACAAACGAGCTAATCAATTGTTTAGTACACGTCCATGCCTTAGATTTTCTCTATCGTGCAGAGAAAGGATCAACGGCTGCGCTGTTTGGCCATTATAATAGCAGAAAGCAGTTTGTGATCACCAAATACGCATTCTGCGCTACAACTGTGGCTATAGCATAATGATGAGGTGACATTTAGTGATGCAAATAGAAAATGATGCAAAAGTTATTAATGAACGAATCGATGCTAGTTTTAAGCGACTTCCAAACACGCGTTATCAGATTAATGTGGTTTTTAACCACTACTCCAACACGTTCAACTTTCTTATGTATGTGGCGCATCCCAAGAAGCGGTCCCGCTCGATCCCCCTGCACACCGTGGAGACAGATGACCTTGTCTATCTGGAATCACTAGTCAAGCGGATTCAGGCGCACACCAAGCTAACTATCACTTACACTGGTTTTGTCGGCGAGAAGTGGCCATCAAACTTGCGTCCTATCCAAAAAATGACAGGCGTTCATGAAGACAAACAGTATCTAAAATAGTATACAGATACGCCGCCCAACTTCAACGAGTAATACGTCTTTTCTATTGACAAGTGGACTCGTGCTTAATAGCGGTAAGCCTAAAGGCTAATATCCCGAATTTTGATGTTTCAACTAAATCGCAAAATATTACATTTTGGTTACAAAAAGATACTAACCTTTAAATACCAGTATATCAATGTTTTCGAGTAAGCAATCGCATACTATTTTACTAAGCTAAATCTAAAAATAGATCCCTTTAGGGTATAATATAATATGTAGAGTTAAGGTATCACACATGACTTTATATGAATTATTGGTTTGCAGCTATAGAAGGATTATAGGTGCAATAATGCAAAAACAAAATAAAGTAACAGGATTCACGACACTTGTAGCATTTCTCGTCAAAACGATTATGTTCAGTCTCACAAACTTACTAGAATATATTGTTAAACTCCCTACGGATAATCAGATACCAATTCTCATTATTGCAATAGTTCCGCTAATCATCTTAATCATCGTATTACTAGTCGTATATCTACGCTACACAACAGTGCAAAAAAAATAAAAAATCAGTACATTAATACTGATTTTTCAAAATAATTAATTTATTGGAAACAGAACTTTAGACAATAGCCAAGCAAACCAATACTCAACAATTAGGCATACATGAGGATACCGCCTTGTGCATGCCTTTTTGTGTTGCTAACACTTTAACTTTACAACTAATTATAACATTCCGTTCGTTGTTTTCAATAGGTTATTACCCATCGCCAATAATATTTGTAAACTCATATCCGTTAGCTAAGAGCTAAACAAAAAGGCGCCCACCCCGTTAGGAGTGAGCGCCTTTTCTAAATCAGTAACGTACAGGTATATCTTGTACTATACGCTTATTTGACAAATTTGTTAATCTTTTTGTTGCCACTAATAAATAATCCATTAGCCAACTGAATCCGAGTTGTATCTCCATACTTGACAATCTTAGCAACATCAAACTCAGTCCCAGCTGGTTGCCAGTCAACAACGTGCTTGAGGGCCTTATCCTTGTACCGATGAGTGCCGCGTACAGACTTTACTCGTTTGACGCCGCCATCAACAGAATAGTATAAGCGATTAACGTTGGCTCGGTTAGACGTGATGTAATAGCCGTTTGCCAACTGGAACCGGGTAATTTTACCATAGGTTACCACTTTAGCAATCGCAAACACAGTTCCGGCCGGGAAGTTGTCCACTTTGTGCTTGAAGGCAACGTCCTTGTAACGATTAATCGGTGTCCGTGCATAGATCATCTTGGGATTGTATCGGTAGTAGCTGGCCTTTTTCGGCTTAGCTGCCTTAGTTGCGGTGCCATAGTAGTAGTTTGAGTACATTTGGGACACGTCAAATGTCCCGTAGCAGCCTGGAAAGTGCATGCTTGACGTCCATTGCCAGCCATTATATCCGGTATAGAGTTTGAACCCTGACGGTTTATAAGGATAGTTAGCCACCCAACCACCACGGCCGGTTGTATTCAAAGGCACTGAATTAATCCAGCTGCCCATCGTATAAACGTCCGTCTTAGGATAGCCCATGCGATGGACTTCGTTGATCCAAGCCTTAACAATTTTAGAGTTCTGATTCCAACCAGAATTAGTGGCTTCAAAATCAAGTACGATCACACTGTTCTTACCTAGGCCGGCATTTAGTGCACTCCGCGCCGCCATTTGAGCTTCGGCCTTAGCCCCAGCCACTGTCGTAAATCGGGAAAAGTGATAACCGTTGACGTGTAAGCCAGCAGCAACCGCGTTACGAATGCTCGGCTTGGCCGTTTGGTCAGTTAAGTACGTGCCCTCGGATAGCTTAGCTATCATGGCTTTAACCCCATATTTTTTCATTGAACGCCAATTGGCAACGGTCATGATCCCATTGTTATTGGACGTATCCACAACATCATAGTGCGGCATTACTTAGCATCTCCCTCCGTAGTTGCCGTGCCTTCTGGCACATTTAAGGGTGCTGGGTCAGCAGGCACTGTCGCAGCTTGCTTGTCCAGTTGTGCTTGCTTATCAGCGAACGCTTGCTCTGTGTCCGCCAGAGCGGAATTGTATTCGACCTGTTTTGCTTGGGCTTTCGTCTCCGTCGTGGTCATCGACTGGTACGCTTTTTCGATGGCTGCTGAAATAATTGCCGGTGCCAGACTATCATGACCAAATACTTTCATTTGGCCTGTTACATCAGCAATCGCCTGCTCACGCTTTTCTTCCCCTGGCATTTCATAATTAGTGGCCGCCTTGTTAACTGCACTGGTTGCTAGTGTATCCAGTAAGCCCAACACTTCGCGTTGGGTAGCGGACTTATTCGCCGCAATCTTGGTCTTCAATGCCGGATTGATCCGGGTAAACCAGCCAACCAGGGCAAAAATTAAGACACCTAAGATACCGGTGTCGTTGAGTAATTTAATAATCTTCGTAAATTCATTCATGCTTTTTCCTCCTAAAGTTCACCATACCGTTCCCGGTACGCTTGATTCTCACGTTCTAAAGCGGCATTGCGTTTTCGTAAAGCTTCATTCTCACTAACCTTCAAGGCAATCTGCTGGTTAAGTTCTTGTTCCATGGCATCTTTCTTAGCCTTCAAGTCGTTCAAATCTTTCGCAAATTGTGCTTGATCACTCTCGCGTTCTTTACGAAGCGACTCATTATCAGCTTTGACTTGCTCCATGATGTACTTCTCCATTCCCTGTCGATCACGGTCAGCTTGCCGTGTGTCAGAATGATAGCCATGAATAACAGCCCAGATAGTGGTTACAAACGTTCCCAGTGCGCCTAAAGCAACTGCCCAGGACTTAATATCCATGCGTGTCCCCCCTAATCAACGTACCGACTAGCAAGAACAGCATGAGTAAGGCAAATACCCACGTTAGGTTAAACCGCACATCAAACAATCCCCGAACAATGAAAGCCACTGATAAGGCCCCCATTGCTGGTGATAGGGCAACTAGGCCACCATCACGTAACAACCGCCGATTGTGGAAAACGCCAACCAGAATAGCGAGACCACAGATAATTAACCACAATGAAAACCACCAGTCGTCAGCAAAGGCAAAGATTGCATGTTCAGCTGGTGAAGGTGGTGGCGGTGGTGACACTCGCGGATCATCTAAATAGCCTTGATGAAACCAAATATACAAGCCGCCTATCATTGAAAACAAGCCAAAACAAAAATGATTCCAATGCGAAAAGGCCCGTTGAACCGGGCCATCTTTAATACGATGCAATTGCTTCACCCCTTTCCCACAAAAAATCCCATCAAAAAAGCACCAACGGCGATCACTATGCTTGCGGCGTAGTATCGGCGGCGGTGCTGGTTGAGTTTCCCAGGACTTCTTTCACTTGGGGTTGCAGATAGGATGGTACTTCATCAATGGTGCGACCACCGTCAAGGACGTTGGCAGCGTAAATGGCAGCTAAAGCGGAAAATTTAAAGTTTAACATAATTAGTTATCTCCTTATTTGTTTGATTGTAGTTGTGTCAAAACGGCTTGGGCATCAAACCGAAACGGGACTGGTACGGCTTCAATGGAACGTGTGCCGTCAATAATTGCATGTGCGTAAATCTGTGCCAATGCAGAGTATTCCATTTCCATCACCTCCTAAGATTCACTTGCTGCCGAACTAGCTGAGGCTGCTGTACTTGTTGCAGTTGAACCAGTGCCAGTCGTGGTGCTAGCCGGTGGTAGTTGTGAAGACAAGTAATCGACAGCTTCCATCAAGCCTTGCTGCGTTAACTCATTGGCTGACTTAAGGCTTTTGTTTTCAGTTTGCAATGACTCAATGTTTTTCGTCTGTTGGTCAATTTGCTTTCCCTGCTGGTCAATCAATCCTTGTAAGTAGTCGATGTCCAAATTGGGTAAGTTACCCGGAGCTGTGACTTCTTGCGAATCATCACTCTTGAATGCGTACATCCACCAGTAGCGAGTGAAGTATTGAATCGAAGTAGTTGGGATATTCACCGCTCGTAAGCCATCTGCTGGATCAAGCACGGGCGTAGTGTCCTTGTCTGGAAATTGGTTATCTGAATCTGGTTTTACATAATATATTGACATTTCTTTTCCTCCTTTTAGTAGGAAACAATCGAAGTAATGACCCAAAAAATGTATTCATTATCTACATATAAGTACATGCCTGCTTCTGAATCTGTGGTAACTTTCATCTGATTTTCCGATACTGAAATATTACCAGTTGAAGTTAGCGAGCTAGAAGCCCCGGTACCCCCGTACCATCCAAAAGTCATTGAAGCTTTTGGTGAGCCTTTTTTAATAAGCATTTTCTGTGGAGATACCGGGGGAAAAGGTTCATACGTTGTTTTGTAATGGTCCCCAGCTGTGAGACAAGTTGCAACTTGGTTAGACAAAAAAACCACAATTCCATTATCACAATCTGCTATCGACTTTGATAACAGAATTGTATTTGACCCAGATATTGCTTTGAACTTTTTTATGTCTGGTACACCTGTGCTGCCTGTCAAGAAAAAGCCATCATACCCGGTAGGAATCTGGTACAGAACTTCACCAGAAGAATTCCAAATTTCCTTGTTATTATAGATAAGTCCCACATCTACACCTTCTTAATGTAATAACCAACCGTTGAAAAAGCTGGACAGTTTTTGGCCAAGACCGGGTCTTGCCAAGTGCCATCGCCATCAATAGCATGTACGTACCCAGCTGGCACATTGTTTTCAACGTAGTTCTTACCATTTTCCTGGTAGTTAGCTACATTCATAATGGGTACGCCATTACTCGTTCCGGTTTGTATGAATCTAACCTCCATACTTCCTATATAGGCTTTAGTTGATAACTCAATGAAGTTGATATAGACCGTTGGCGCCGCTTCATATATCTTTTTTCCTTGGTAAAAGCAACCCAAAATTTGCTGGTTACCAACTATTACTCCCATTACGATAGCTCCTTTCCATACATGAACGCATAATTAGGATATTGGGCTGTCTTGGTAATTGCGGTTGCCCTATCGGGTACCAACACAAGTGGAATTATTGGGTAACCGTCTACTGTTAAACCCTTGTAGGGAAAATCTGTCGTGTCTGTCGCTCTCCCCGTATCCGGATTACGGGCAATTGTGTTATTGGCAAGTGCGACATCTTGACCATTCTGCTGAAGTTTTCCAGTAAAGTTGGCATCTTGGCTAAGTCTAGCTAAGTCAGACGGTAAACTGCTTGCTAGTAGTAACGGATTGTTGTTGACCGTTGGAACGGTGTCAAAGTTGTTTGCTCCAGATAGGTGAGCAACTTTGGAATCATCAGCTGGTGTAAAGTATGCACCCGGTCCCAAAGAAATTTGACAATTGTCGTTTACTTTAAACATGTCGTGGAAAGTATCGGCTATCCCAATAGCGGTATGATCTGATTTCACAACGCGGAAAGTGTTGCCTGCACCAACTACAATAGCGCCGAAGCTATTAGTTCGCTTAATAATACCTATATCGCCATTGTTTCCAACAACTAATCCTGAGTTGTCAGTTGGCATCGTAGCTAATCCACTATTATGCAAAACTTTGCTATCGTCAGCAGGTGTGTAACCAATTTTATCTTGCTTAGCGTTAACCTCTTCAATTCCTGCTACATTGTTGGCTGGTTTTCGCATGTCAGCTGTGTGTACTACTTTACTATCATCAGCTTTGCCACTAACCTTCGTGTCCGCATATGCCTTCGCCGATGTGAGTGTCGCGGCGTCACCATCGGAGACATCCTTGGTGGTCGCGATAGCGTTGCCAGCACCGTCCGTGGCGCCCCCTGCGAGCGTCTGCGACTTGGCGAAGGTGTTGGCCGCATCGGTCGTCGCGATGTTCTTGGGCAGCTTGCTGGCAAAGTCGTCGTCGGTGACAAATTTGGCGTCGACTTCCGCCTTCGTGTAGTAGTTTTTCATGGTACCCTCAAATACTTGCTGAGTCACCATATTAGCAGGATCAACCACTACAACGACGTTAGAAGCCTTACCCACAGTGGTATTAATTCCAAAACCCAGATAGGAACCATCAGCATCTTTGTGGACAAAGACAGGATCCTGTAGCACGGTGACTCCATACAAGACTTCTGTGCCATCGTCATCCTTGGCATATAAGGCCGCGGACCGCATCTGATAGTCAGCCTTTGACTCGGCCTGATTCACATCAACTTGTACGTAAACCGTGGTCGTGTTAATTACTTGGACTGCCGTAACCTTCCCGTCTTGTTGAATATTAGATAATTCCGTTAGCTTAGCTAAAGCGTCGTCCGTATCGCTAAAGTGGTCGTCCGTACTAATGGCGGCCCGTGTAAACTGCATCTTTGTTTCATCAGCGCGGACCCGCGTTTCTAACGCAAAACCCGCATCAGTCATAATGGTTCTCGAACTGTCCGCCATTTTATCCCTCCTTTAATTGCGGCACACTCATCGTCGATTCGATAACTTGTGTCGTCTGAAATTGCATTGCGTAGTAAAGCGTGGACTTAACCGTCTTCTGGAATCCGATTCCAGCTACCCTGATGCCGGCTGCTACGGAACTGCGAATTTGGTCAAGAACTAGTTTTTCTTTGCGTTGAGAGTCTATGTATGTAGCTGGCACGTTGGTGACCTGAATTGCGTTAGGCTCATTACTTACTGGGCCAACGTTGATCTCTGAATATTTAGCTCCCAGTGACTCAGCAATTAGTTTGATAAGTGAGTTATAAGTACCATCCGTCTGACGTTGAAGTTGTTTAGACTTAATCAAGAATCGGTAGAATTCATCATCATAGCCGTTCCGTGGAACACCACGATCATTTCCGATCATGTCTAAAGCTTCGCCCTCAGCAATGTCAATGCTGTGCCACTCATCCATCTTTTGAAGAGTGACTAAAGTATCTTCCATACCATCCGAGTAGAGGGACAGTAGTTTTGCATTGTTGGAGCCTTCCTCATAAGCAAGGCTGACCGGTAATTCGTTAAGTAAGTCTTCCAGATTGTACTCAGGCGTGTAAGCCTTATCCGTCATCAACTGTCACCTCCACATCAGAATCGTTAGCGACCACGGCCGTCTCAAACTGATCAAGTTGAATATCGGCCATACCCATAGCTGACTTATCACGTCCAAGCGTTACCTGTGCGTACTCAACGCCGGAGATGTTATAGATAGCCTGATACAGCTTAGTGAAGACTACCTTATCGCCCATGATTAGTCCGCTAAGGTAGTCCTTAATTGCTTGCACAATCTCTACCGGACTAGTTTCAGAATTAAAATCATCACTGGTTTTAAGCGACATATTGACATAGATGGGAACCACCGTCGCTGTATCAAAAAAGACATCGTGCGTATGACCGCCGATGTCTTTTACTGCTTCTTTGATTTTTCCTACGGTTTGTATCCCTGCCGCGATGTTATCCAGGATGGCTTGTGCTACGTCATCTTCCCGGCCACCCCTCACATAAAAGTGAAGAGACTTGGGAGGATTACCATAGCTATCTGTCTCCATGGTCAGGTTAGGAACAATTTGTACTTGCTCCACACCTGGGAGCGCGTACAGGCCTGTGTATAGACCGTAGTAAGTTGGCCCTGGTTGAGATTCCATGTTCAGATGGATTCGTTGACGGTAAGCGTCATCGGTCTCAATCTCAGCACCACCACTAGCTTGTGTGGGATTGGTCACCGATTCAACACCTGCGATGTTCTCCCCCTGCACGCTGATGGTATTAGGGGTAACATTACCTGTTTCATCTAAAGCCGTACATACGGCCTCACCAGAGCCTTTGCCGCTGTCATCTAGTGTGACCGTGTCAACCATTTCAAATTCAACGCCCGATTCTGTGGTATACACAGTCTCCTCAGGAATTACCGTACCAGTCGTACCGGTAAAATTGAGCATTACTGTAGCAGCCTGGGCAGGGTTACGAGTGACAGAATAGTTAGACCCTAGACGATCCAGTGAGATGCCCTCGGCTTGATCAACGAAGTTAGAGTAATAGACGGCCTCTAGGTCTTGGTTCACGATGTTCTGCAACCAGGAGATAATGCGAATATACATGCCTACGACTGAATTTTGATCCGTATTCATATCATCTCCCATCATCTCTTTTGTTTTGGCTGAAAGCTGATTTAACAGTTGCTGAAAATTTAAAATTGTTAAACCAGTACTATCTAGTCCCATTTAATCGTCACCTCCTAAGTTCGCATTCACGGTTTGGACCTCGTCACTATCCGGTATCGTATATTTGATATCGACCGCTAGAGAACGCGTAGCCTCATTTTCGTCAAAATTAATTTCCTGTACGCTAATCCGCTCATCAACTTGGCTGGTGATTGCATCCTCGATATCTTCACGAAGAAAGTCTTCATTAAAAGCCTTGCCTAAGGCATTCTCACGAGTGAGCCCCCATGAATCTTCCTCAGGCTCAAACTCATCTAAACGGGTCTGCAAAGTAACTGCGATGCGTTGATTTAGTTCATCATTATCGCTTACCGTTGCGGCATCTCCATCTTCGATGATTACGTCACCATTAGGCCCTAGTTTTAAATCCCTCATCACTTATAAACCCCCACAACTACAGCGTCATTAACGCTATGTGTTCGATCGCTAGCCTTGGTGTACTTACCACCAGAAAAGTTATCCAAGTCCCTGTCATTGAAGACCACAAAGACCGTTGCCCCAGCTTTCATCGACGCACCGCCATCAAAAGCATAGCAATTCATCAAAACCGGACACCCAATAATAATTCCTACTTCGTCCCGGCCACCTTCATCGTCAACTTGGGGCTGTACGTCTGCGGTATGGTGTGTCGAATCATAAGAGACTACCTTTGCAAAATTCGATACATTGATAGAGTAGCCGGACTTATCACCAGTTTTCTCCATCAACTCATGAAAATGTTCTTGCAGCTTTCCAATTTTTGTCATACATACACCTCCATCGCTGTAGTAAAGGCACTGTCGTCGCATACATGCTCGCCGGACTTTACCCGAAAGGTACCCTTTAAAAAGCGATTTTCAACCGTCACAACTGACCCGGTAGAAACCTGATATCTAAGTAAGCTAGTGACTGTCCAAGTTTTGTGTTTAGCCATGCTGTCTGAATCGGTTGTTGGATACTGAATTAATCCTGTACCACCATGGCGGCCTTTAACATGCTCCGTCACCAGAATATGTTCGTTATGACCTTTAACTTTGGACAAATCGTCAATTACAATTGAACCTCGTCGATAATAGACCTTGCTACCACACGCTTTTGCAATGGCTTTGATGTTAGTGATTGGCTTACCATGAGCTGCATAGCCTTTTTTGTACTTCTTAGACTTAGCTAAGTAGACCTTGCTAAGAGTAATTCCTGCGTCACTTGCAATTCGTCGGATAATTGTGCTTGCTGCTGTGTTTTTACCAAATGACAGAGCACTATGTTTCTTGATCTTCGGTAAGCCAGTAGCAGCTTTTTTTCCAATTACTTTAGCTTTTTTCTTTCGTGCCTCATCAGCTTTTTTGTTAGCCTTCTCAGCGCTAGAGAGTAGCTTGGAGTACTCCTGGCCTTCTCGGTATGTAAAAGAAAAAGTGTTGTTTGTGCCATCGGAGGTAAAAGGACTAATAGCCCTAATGACTCCAGCAGACAGAAGACCAACACCATCTTCTGCGTATCCTGCATAGAGCTTGACTTCATAGCCTTTCTTGAAAAGTTTCCGGTGCTTAGCAGCCAAATTCATGATGGTTACCGTACAAGTTGGCGGCGTACTCGAATCGCTAAAAGGAACATTAAATTGGATTCCCATGGAATGTGTTTCAGTCTGTTTATAGTCAAACGTGACTGACTCATGCGGAGTTAGCAGAACGAGTTTTACACGTCTGCCATATAGATACTTAGCCATCTAATCCCCCCGTCCAATCGCCGTCAATTGGTAATTCACCAATATCCGTACCATCATTTGGTAAAACATCTTCACACAAGAAAACCGTATCCATGAAGTTATCAATAGAAACTCGCTTAGCCTGGCCAGACTCATCCATAGGTACCAGAGGTGTCGTTGGCAAGCGCTCATCAGGCGGAAACTCTTGGAATAGCGGTTGATTGAGAATTAATTTTTCCGAGACGATGGGAGTTTCATCATCCTCCATAAGCGTGAAAACAAAAAAATCCCCCTCATCGTTGTAAGTAAGGGAGATAAGATATGTAGTACCGTCTAAGTCTTGCTCAAACGTTTCTGGTAAATCGTCAACGTCAAAATCTATGTATGGTCTAACAGGCATTGCTTATTCCTCCCTACTTGCTCAACTGTTTAGCAATTTTACTAAGGGTTGATGCAGCACTAGTCGAAGCCTTATTTTTAACCAAACTCTTGGATAAAGCAGCAGTAGACATTCCCTGGGTTACCCGTAACTTAACGGGATATTTTCCGTTTTTACCAGGATACATGGTTACCTTTTCGCTACCGTTCCACTTGCGAAGTTGGGCAACTGTTGTTCCATACTTTTTGGCTAGTCCCCAGTATGTCATACCCTTCTTGACGGTAATGTACTTGGCCCCAACATATTTTCCACCAGTTGTTTTCTTTCCTTTGTTATTTTTTGTACCTTTAGAAGTAGTGGTTACCTTTGCCTTGTACGCAAATTGGAAAGTCATACTAATTTTCATCATGCCAAGAAGTGGTGCATCAAGCGTTTTGGTTAAGTTAGTCATAAACAAATGCTTGTAATAAATCTTATTCATGACTCGCTTTCCAGCGTCATTAGCGGCATTAGATTTGTATACAAGTTCAGTACCATCAAATTGCCACTTCTTTAAGTTGTTATACTGCTGACGACAACTTTTCTTAGGTAATCCAGAACCACTAACATCATCTTTCGTTCCAGACCATAAGCGTTTCCCTGCTTTCTGGTCATACAAGTACCCGTTGATAGTAATGGTTTTAGCCGTTCGCTGAACGTGATCTACGACCGGATCATCTTTATCAATAGGGTAAGTCGTAGCTGTGGAGTCATTGGTTTCAGACTCATCAGTTGCAAACAAAAACACCTCTAGTCCAGTCAACGAGTTAGTCGCGTGAAGACTGGCATGAGGTGCCATAAAACGTTTGTAGTTTTCCTGACGCTGCTGTGCAACCCGTTTCAGAGCAGTAGCATGTCGTTTTTTCATGTACTTATCATAAGCGGCCTTGCTTTGCTTAGCAGTTGACTTAGCCTTTTTCAACTTACTAGAAGCCTTCTTGTATGAAGAAGACTTCTTAAGTGTACTCAATTTAGAACTGGCAGACTTAGCTTGTGCTTGATACTCAGCCAATTTAGCCTGCTGGGTTTTACTAGGCTTAGCAGGTGTCTTGCGTTTGGCCTTAACTTTTTTTGTTGTAGTCTTACCGTTCTTTCCCTTAGTTTTTTCACTTTTGTAATAGTACGCGAGCGAATCGTTGATTGCTTGGATATTGGATTGAGCAGTCGTAATCGTTGCCTGATAATTTTTCGCCTGTGAAATCTGCTTAGTCTGAGTTGCAGACAAACTTTCATAGGCGTTTTTAGAATCAGTAACTGCTTTTTTCTTTTTCTTCCAAGTCTTCGTGTACACGGTCATTTACTTCACCTCTAATAATCTAGATTTTCAAGTTCAGTACTAAAGAGATTGTCCAATTCGTCACGCAAAGCAGACTTAACGTTTTTTGCAATTTCTTTGGCATCCCCGTTCTTAACTTCAATTTTAAGATCGATGTGGAAAGTATTTTGAATTGATGGTTTAGACTTAGCACCCGCCTTATTAGCTAGCTGTCGTGTCGCATCAGCTGAACGGATTGTTGCGGGCCGATCAAAATTAACCAACTCTGGTCCATGCTCGCCAACCAAAGTGTTCTTACCGATTTGAGCCTGACCACCGGTACCAAGCGCTGCCTCAATCTTTCGTGCACCAGCCACATGTTGTGCTGTATATCCACCACGTTCCCATTGCGAAGAGAACTTAGCAGCTAAAGACGCAACCGAGCCAGTACCGCTCAGAACGAACTTCAAAACGGAACTGTCGGAGCCATCACCCTTCAAGGCAAAAGCAAGCTGAGTTCCAGCTGACTTCCAATTTCCACCATTCTTCTTAGCAAAGTTAATCAAAGCACTCTTCCGGCCACCGAGCCATTGACCAAGACCACTAGCACCACCGCCAGGGTTAATCGCACCTGGATTCAATCCAGATTCAAACTCCCAGTTACCAAGAACAGCTGCGATACCAGCTTTAGTGGCTGGCCCGTACATGCTCTTAATTGCTTTTGCAAGCGTTCGTGCACGAGAAGCTACACTCCCACCCAAGGCGCCAACGTCAGCAGAGCCGATATCGTCTTGAAGATTCTTTTCAATCCACTTGATAGCAGATGAACCAAGTTGAGATTTGACCAGCTTAGTCAGGGCACTATTGGCTTTAGGCTTGGACGACGATTTGAGTTTAGATGACCCATCAGAGCCACCCCGCATCTTAGTGATATCAAGCCAGCCCTTAGTAGACGAACCGCCATGATCCCAAACAGAACCATGAGCTAGTCCGACATGGACGTGAGCACCACTACCAGCACCATTAAGGTGGCCTAAAGTGGCGATACGTTGACCAGTCTTCACGACGTCACCAACGGCGACTTTGATGTTGTTCATGCCACCAAATTCTTGGTAAATCTGGTGATACCCATCGTCAGAGTCAAGTTCGATGATGTCACCTAGCTGACTATACGGCCAACCATGACCTGGTCGCCCAATTTGAACGACCTTACCACCATGCATGGCGAGAATGGCTGACCCTAATGGGCCGGAAAAGTCGTTACCGTCATGGGAGCCAAAGGATCGAGCAGCACCAAAGCCATTGGTTAAAGCAAGACCGGGTGTATGAATCCATTTACCACCAGCAGCTGTGCCACCTTCGATAGTGTCCTGAATCAGGCCCCACATAGCACTCGACCATGGAACACCAACCTTCTTAGCACCGGTGTTAGCGACGTTGGTCACACCTTTTTGAAGAGTTGAACCAGTTAGCTTAGCATTAGTTGTAAATTCGCTAGAAAAGGCTTTCCCTGGATTAGCGGCGTTAGCCTTAGCAAGTGATTTCAGCTTGCTGTCAGACGCACCAGTACCCTTCTTAAAGTGAGGAAGGTATGGCTTAGCACGCTCAACCTGGTCACCATTGAAGACTTCATCACCTTTACGCAGATGAACAGCTACGTTATCGCCGACCGGCTTAAGAAGCTGTTGACCACGAGCAACCAATTCTTGACGTGGACCAGAGTTAGCGTCATTTAAGACGGCAAGCTGATCGCTACCGATTGGACCATTAGACCCAGTCGCGTAATGAATTGGCTTCAACACAGACTTATTGCCGCCAAATTGACTTAACGCTGAATCGATCGCAGTAAAGCCACCATTAAGGGACGTAATGGAACCTTTCATGGCATCTTTAGCATCACCCGGTAACTTACCCATGATGGAGTTGAAATCGCTCTCGATGGCCTTCGTTTCCGAATTCATGCCATTGTGAATCTTGCTCATGGTGGCAAGTTGGGAACTCTTCATCTGAACGAGTTGCTTGTCTGCACCCTTTTGAAGCTGGTCATAATCTCCAATCGTTTCTTTCTGAATTCGACCGGTATACCGCTTGGTATCGCCATGAATTTCTTTCCAGTCACGAGTTGACTGTGAGCCAAACTTCTTGATGGACTTAGAAGACTTCGTCGTCGCCTTGTCATAGCCACCAGTAACCATCTTGGAGATCTTACCCATTGAAGTCTTGGTAGACTTTTCGGCAGAACCTAGTGGATTACTGAATCCTTTGGCTTTGACGGAGCCACCAACACTAGAGCTACTTAGCGAGGTAGTCCCTGCTGCGTAACCCTTAAGTGTCTTTCCCTTGCCTAGACCACCAGAAAACAGCTTGCGAGTGTCTTTAGCATTGATAACATGTTCACCAGCAAATAGCTTAGTAAAGGCTGGCCCGTTCCCCAGCAGACGGAACTTACCTGTCCGTGGATTGTAAGCCACTTCTGTGCCAGCTTCGTTGACCATCGCCATCTGAGTAGCGCGAATAGGCCCTCCAGCTGCATACCCAGAATATCCAGGAACCGATATGGTACCGCCTGCGTTGATCGTTGGGCTGCCTTTGCTTGACGACTTACCACTGCCGCTTGGCTTAGATGTAAAGGATTTTTTAATTCGGCTCCAAAAACCTTCTAGCCAATTGCCAAATTTTTGCATCCCCGTCTTGGCTTGACCAGTCCAAGAATTGAAAGAACTAAGGGCAGAACCAGACATCTTCTCAACTTGAGCTACGACTTGTTTGTGCATCCGGGTTGCCGAGCCAATAGACTTGTTTTCTGTCTTTTTAGCAGCGGCAATTGATTTGTCGCGAGTTGATTCCGCTTTTGCGATAATCTCATCGTGTTGCTTTTTTGAAATTGACTTGCTGACATAATACTCATGATCAGCAGCAGATTCAATCGCTTTGTATTTCTTATCTGCAGATTTCTTTACAGACGTATATGTACTTTGCGCATCAGTAATCTGTTTACGCATAGCTTTGTATGAAGCAGAAATCTGGTTCGATGCTTGTGTGGCAGAAATTTTCTTGGTTGAGTCACGCAATTTACCCAGAATAATTTTTTGTTTAGAACTGCCGCTAGACATAAGGGCCGAGATACGATTTTCAGCATTTTGAACTGCCTTTTCGCGACCCTTTCCACCCTTACTTTCAGCCTTACTCAGTTCGGCAATTGCGACCTTTGTTTTATGCAAACGTGAATTAAGACTAGAACTATCGGATTTTTCAATTTTTCGAGCTTCCGTTGCAGAAACGGCACCATATTTTTGAAGAGTCTTGATAGCTGAGTTAGACGATTTTTGCTGTGCCTTGGTGTAACCAGCCGCACTCTTTGAAAGACGACCATATAAAGACTTATTGACACTAGTACCAATGGCCTTGCCCTTAGAATTCATCATTGAGGCATGTGTTGACCAGTTAAGTTGAGCTTGAGAAAACAGCTTGCTAGTGGCATTTAGCTCACGTTTAGTCTGTTTAGATAATCCATCAATTGGGCTTTTGACTTTTTTAGGCACAGACGTCATACCAGCGAAATTAGATCCATACGGATTGGTTCGCAGTGTCGCAAGTGATTGAGAACCGTTCTTATTAGCTCGTTCATTGTACTTAGAAGAGTTAACCTGGGATTTCTTACTAGCTCTCCGAATTGCTGGCACAGCGTATTTAGCAAACGTGTCACCAACCTGCTCGCCAATCATAATACCGACAGGATTACCACCAGTTAGAACGCCGCCAATGGTAGCACCGGTCGTCTTACCAGCTGCTGACCATAAATCTTTTCCACCTGCTTTACTCCCGATTCCCTCTTTAAAAGCTCCGACTGCTTGTGTACCTACATCCAATCCAACACCAGCAATTGCTAGTTTAGACATACCGGATAGGCCATTCCACTTGCCACGTAAACCAGTTGTTGCTCTGACAGAAGGACGAGTAGGCGAGACAGTTGGAACAGCACCTTCAGACGTTTGAGCAACATCTTCAACCATTTGAGTTTGATGTCCTACTTTAGTAGAAGCACTACCACCCATCCAGTCTAATCCCTTACGTAAGAGCTTAGAACCAGCGTAAGCGACAGCCATTGCACTACCAAGCGCGACAACATGCCCGGTTAGGTCCTTGACGGGTTCAGGTAACTTGATAAGTGCCTTAAGTACGTGGTTGGTATCAGTAAGCATATGTGTAAATCCAGGAAGAACCGTCTTGGTGAATCCAAGTCCCATGACGTTCATGTACTGCTTGAAGACTTCAATCTGGTTCTTCCAGGACTTCATATTCTTCTGAGCTAGGTCGGCAATGTAACCTTTACCCTTACCCTGCTTCTCAGCGTTTTGAACCTGACCGGTCAATGACTTCATTTGGTCAACATTCTTAGACAGAATCAGGGCTGATTCTTGACCAGTTGTACCAAACAAACTATGGAAGACGGACGCACGTTCAGTGTCATTCATGCCCTTCATGTGGCTGTTTAACAGCTCAAAGGCCTTGTCCAGACTTAATAGGTTGTTGTGAGAATCACGTAGATCATCAGAGCTCAATCCAATAGACTTTAATGCTTTATCACCGTTGCTTGTGGTATTCATCAATGAGTTGATGTCTTTACGCAAACCAGTCCCAGCTACTGTACCGTCTTGACCGTTATTACTTAGTACCCCAACGGCACCAATAGTTCCAGCTAACGATTGATTGGCCGAGTGAGCCGTGGCACCAGCGTATCGAAGACTGTTCCCAATACCGGTGAAGTCGGTCGCAGATAAGTCAGCACCATAGGCCATTTGATTAAGAACGGTCTTAGTGTAGGCAGCCATCTTCTTCTGACTGTCACCGGCCTTGGTCTTGTAACCGAATTGTTCTAGGGCAGGTGCGCCATAGCCAACAACCGAGTTGTAGTCATCACCAGACGCTCGTGCCGCTTGTAGGAAGTACTTATGTGAAGCTAGTTCTTGACTACCAGAGTAGCCACGCCGAATTAGCTCTTCGCCACCTTTTGACATCTCGGTAGGCGCAACCCCATATTGCAGGGCGAAACGATTGTTGTCCTTCTCCATCTGTTTGGTCTCAGCAGCTGAGGCACCAGCAGATTCACCACCTGTATGTAGTAAGTTGCGAATGGTGGTGTATTTGTTCTCTAACTCAGTGGCTTCATCAGCAGATTTTTTGAAGGCTGCGGCGACCGGTAACATAGCCATCGAGATTGCTGAACCCATATTGACTAGCCGACTTCCAGCACCATGAAGCTTATCAAAAGAAGTTGACGCTTGTTCGGTACTACGACGAGTTCGATTTACAGCCCTAGCACTCTTCTCATTACTTCGAACAATCGAGTCACCAGTATCTACTGCCTTTTGCCGAGTTTTACCTTCGGCCTCAGACAGCTTCCGTTGTTCAGCACGCGTCTTAACAACAGAGTCGGTTACCTTAGCCTGTTCTTTAGCAGTTTGAGACTGGTATGCGGCAGTCTTTTGAAGCTCACTATTCACAGATTGTTGACTAGCCGCAATTTTGCGATTGCGTTGATCATAAGCATCCAAGTTGTTGAGCATTTTTTCTTGGCTACGAATCAGCTTATCAACCGCCGTTTTTGCTTCTGTCAAGCCAGACTTGTTGACCTTATAGCCTATTTCGATGAAACTTTTTCTCATCGCCATTATGTATTACCTCCTTTCTAGTTATCGCCAGGATTAAGAGCATGAACGATGGCGTTATTCATCCGGATATCGCGTTGCTCCTCGATTTCGTCAACCAAGGCATTAGCAACCATCAATTCGTCTGTTGTCATTCGTTTGGTTTCCTCAACACTGGCGATTCCATAGATAGAAGGACGGTAAAATTGCAGAAGGTACTGAGCCTTCTGCTTTAGTACTTGCTCTTTTTTATCGTAGGGATTACCGAAACATACGGTTTACGAAGTCACTTGCCGCTTCCATGACCTCGTTGAAGTCAGATTCACTACCGACGGTTCCCAAAAAGACATTTCCTTCTTCCATAATCTTTTGATAACCGTCATGGTGGTCCCAGTAATCAAACTTGATGTTCGGGCTTACGATGACATGTTGCATGAGTTGTTTGTTAAATTCGGCCATGGCAATGCTTCCATTGACCGTTCGAGATTCTTCGACCATGCTGTATTGACGTTTGAGACCAGGATACTTGAGCTTGTATTCGACCTCGTTTCCGTCGTGATCTTCGGCAGTTGCAGAGTTGGTCTTGTCTTCATCCTGGATTTGCTTATCGAAGTAGTCCCAGTCGTAGTCGCCTTCTAAGATGTTCTTCATCAGCGCTTCATACAGGAGAACCTTGTCTTGGAATCCGTTTACCATCGAAGCATCGACAACCTTTTGTTGAACAAAGAAGGTACCCGGATAAGTAAATAGGTACTCGTTTCCGGATTCAGCGGTGAAGGTTTCTTGCTTCATCGTCTTGGAGTAATTTTTCTTCTTAGGAGTTGCCTTTTTGCGAGTAGTAGTTTTTACCGCCGTATTAGTTGCTTGTGCTTCATCTTTTTCAGTCATAATAAAATATCTCCTTTTTTATTTTGAATAATGGCCTGACATGGAGTTGAACCATGCCAAGTCCCAAAAATTTAAGCAAAAAAATAGACTGCACCGGCAGCCCTACTCAAATTCTATTTATTTCCCGGTGCTAAGCGTTTGCGTCGCCATCGTACTTGTAGTCAAAGACCTGTGCAGTCCAAGCACGAGTAGGCACGTTCTTACCGAACGGCGCGTCAGGAGCCTTCTGGATCATGCAATGGTCCCCACCGGTCTTCTCATCTCCGTAAGCGATGTGAAAGCCAAACACTTCATCGGTGTTGTACAACTCACTAAGTAAGTTATTGGTTGGAGATCCCTGTTGCACGGTGGTTTGAATAGTCCCCATTGCGTCATACGTGACCGAAGCCGCTGCAGATGCTTGTGGGTCACTCATCGCGTCCACTTTATTGTTGGTTTTTTGCGGAGTAACCATGTCACCATCTTGGAAGTTCCGAAGGATTACGGTAGATCCATCGGCCCGCGTGATAGTAATAGAGACGTCCTTAGCCTTGTACAAGTTAAGCGTCCGTCCTTCACCAATATCAATTGAATTGTGACCAGTAAAGTCGTCAACTGCGTTTCCTACTGCCATTTACTTTTCCCCCTTTCTTATGCCCATTGTTGTTCATTACCGTGCACGTAAACCGTGTTGATAGCGCTAGATGGCGTATAGCCAAAAGTCGTGTCCTTCAAAACACGGCTAGCAATCGCAAAACGGCCTACTTCCTTTACGGAAGGAACGTGAGTTGAGTACATTGGCTTACCTGTATCAGGGTCGGTCGCAATAATTCCCGCATTGTAAGACAGGCTCATAGAGCTATCTAAGCTAGCGGCAATCATCCCTAAGCCAACCGAGTCAAACGGTGTCTTGCCAGCCGAGTTCAAGGTGTTCTGTAGGTTTCCTTCAACGGTTGCCTTGATTTGGTCGCGACCATGAACTTCGTCGATGTAATATCCAGCGGCATTCTTGTCGTCAGTTTGGTTGTCGTTGTTACCCTTGTGCACGTAGCAGATAAGTCCTAACTTTTCCAGCGCCAAGATATCACTAGCCGGAAGAGTCTCAGGCGTAACATTTGCCAAATCAGATACGAACTTCCACGATACTTGACCAATGGTCCCCTGAGCACCGGCAGCAGCTAAAGCCGCCGCATACAGTTCGTCCGTATCAGTATGGTAGAAGCACCATGTCCGGGAGTTAGCAGCGAACTCAGTTGCATCGTTCTTGTTATCTTCACCAAATTGCAAGAACAGAATGTGATAACCCTTAGCATCGTAGCCGCCGTGTTCGATCAGATTGGACAACGCTAAAGCATCATCCTTGTTATAGTCAGCTAAAATAGCAAATTCCCAGTTGTTGTAGAAGTAGTCAAAACCGGCCTTTGCAATGCCAGTGGTTGGCACGTCATCTCCCGGTTCATTGATGGTGACCGGAGTAGCCTTGATTGTAGCCCCGTCAGAGGTTGCGTCAGCCGTAACGCCAGATGGTGCTGGTGCTTGGGCCTTAACAGTCGAATCACCCGTGAAAGTCGTTACAGCTACCAATTCTGGTGCAGGGCTTTGAGCGAATTGCTGCTCAGCAATTTTGTAGACACTCGTGTCGGCCGGATAATCGGCTTCCACAGCGCCCAGATATGTATATTCCTTGTAGGATTCTTTGTCTCCCTTAACGAAAATGTTGGAATTTTTAAGTCCAATCGTCGTTTGAGGGTGTGTGATGTCGATGGTGACAAACACATCGGTAATTTTTGGAATTACTGGCAATTAAATCCCTCCTATTCTCATTTGTATTTATCTTTATCAGATAGATTGGCTCCATTGATGCCAATATCGCCAATTGTGTTTATTTTGTCTTTAAATGTATCTAGCAATCGAAGGCGTACGGTGAACTCAGTTCTACGTTCAACTTGAACCGTAATCACATTGTCTGAAGACTCAACCTCCCCTGTGTCGACCACACCAAAGTCGTTTTCATCCCCCAGGTAGTCCATGGACTGCGTTTCAAATAGTTTCCGTAGTTGGTTACCTAAGGTGTACGCCTCGTTGGCGCTTTGAGAGTGGCACATGAAGTCAATTTCAGCTTCAAACTCCTCTCGATCCACGTTATCCGTGATGTCGATGGGTATGTATGGTCGGACTTGGTACGTAAAAAACGGATATGGTGGCTGGGGGCCCATTCCGCCCTCGACAATGCAATCCATACCCGTTTCTTGCTTAATTAACTCGTTGATTTTAGCCATTAAGGTCTTCCAGTCAAACGGTTTTTCCATTAGTCGTCACCGCCTCCAGATTGTAAATTGTGATACCGGCATAAGGCTGATAGTCGCTCTTTTTTGCCACTCGATAGGTGATTCCACGTTCAAGGTCTTTGACCTCTGTTTGGTCAGCTATTTTCGGTTGTTTTGAGTACCAGTCCATATCCCAAGCATCTAGCATTCCTCCCCGGTTGCCCGTGTAGTAAGTACCAGGGCTAGCGTTAGTTCCAGGCGGGAGTAGTGGCTCGTTGACTTTGAGTGGAACGGCCTTATCAGCCACCCACTCACCAGATTCATCATAATGGCCGCCATCGTTGCCGCCTCCCATTTCAATTTCAAGCGGAATCCCCCAGCGGTCTATCATGTCGTCGAAGTCAAACATTAGTCATCACTCCTTTATTCAGTTGTCCCAGCGGCGATAGTCGCACCGTCAGCCGTTGGCGTTACCACCAGGTTAGTCGGAGCCGGTGCCTTCTGTTTTGGGACAGTGAAACCAGGCACATCGGCTGGATCAGACTCAGCCAAGGTACCGGTTGGATCGGTATGGGTTGCTACATAGTCACCCGCAACAACTACAGTACCAGCAGCTAGCTTCGTAATAACTGCTCCTTGAGCGTTATCACCAGAAACAATAGCCGTTTTCAAGTCGCCTTTTTTGTACACGTTTAAAGTTAAAGAACTCGTATCTGCCATTTTTACACCCCCTTTCAAATGTTTTTAGGCACAATCCGATAATCAATGGCGTCTCTCAGGGCACCCGTATCAATCAGCGGATCATCGAAACCTTTGTTTGCTACAGTCAGCGGTGCGTTGTGTGGCACCTTGAAGCGCACAATTTCGGATTTCATTTGTTCGACAGCAATGTGTCCAATCATGTGAAGAGCCATCATGGCACTACCATCCCCGTTCATGAGTTTGGTAATCTGTTGGACAGCAAGTGTCTGCCAACGTCCCTCATGGCGGGTAATCGTCCGTTCCATGAACTTGCGAGCTGGAATACTAACTGACTTCTTCTTGACGTAGGTTCGTATCCCATCCTTCATGAGTGGAATTACGAGGTAAGGCACATTCTTAGCCTGGATGACTGCTCCGTCATTGTTGACTACAGCAATCATCTGTAAGAAGTCGTCATGAAGAACGCCCACCTCAATCTGCATCGAGTTGAAGACGTCAATTTCACGTTCGATTTTGTCTATGTAGTCGTATTCATCTTCACTCAATAAAAATGCACCTCGTTCTTACCGATGGGAGCTAACCCCCATGCTTTTAGCAAGTCGTTGTAGAGCTTCAAAAACATGTCAGAACCAAGACTAGATACGTCAAAAAAGCTCTCAGTTAGAGGGCCCATGGTCTGACTACTTTTGTTATTTCCTTGGCGCATAATCTGTGTACCGATATGAGCCGCCATCAACACCCACCCATGTGGAATGACGTTTTCAGGCTGTTCAGGCAGACCGGACATGGCTACCACCGGTTGAGCTAAGTCAATCCAGTTCTGAATCACGTCCGGCTCTAGCTTGGCAAACTTCTGGTCCATCCCTTGCACAGTAGATACATCGATAGTCATCTAATCACCTATTTCACGAGGGCGAGCAAGTCAGCCTTAGCGGTCACACCCGTGTAGCTAATGCCTTGTGCGTCCAGGTAAGCCTTGATTTGGTCGATAGTGTTGGCAGAGGTTGGCTTGGCTGTAACGTCATCCCCCGCACTCGTATCAGCCCCGTTATCAGCCGTTGGGGCTAAGCTTTTGGGTCAGTCGTACTAGCAGCTGGTGCAGTTGGTGTAGTTGCCAGTGGGTCTGTACCAGCCTTAGCAAACGCATCCAAAATATAAATACCGTCAATTTGTGGGAAGGAAGGCATTACTTCCTGAGACACATTGATCTTCTTGTTGACGGGGTCAGAATCAAGCATGGTAGTAATAGCCACACCGTTATCAACCAATGTCATATCCACATCAGAGGCTGCTGCTAAGTCAGCTTCTTCTGGGGTGGTAGACATAATGGTCTTCCCAAGTTCGCCATCTGGTAAGAAGATAACCCGGCCATCTGGGATCCATTTCTTTTTGGTCCCATCAATATCCATGTACCGCTTATCATAGATTTGTACGGTCAAGCCATAGTTAGTCACCAAAAAATTAAGCAATTCAGACTGCGGAATCGTCACGTTTGCAAGTTTTCCATTGTCATATAGCATGGTTGACTTAACATTTGTATCACTCATTAGTGCATTAAAAGTGGCTTTATTCATAACGGCACGCGTAATTACCTGATCCGAATCATCGCCTACTAAGTCACGAGCCTTTTGAATGTCTTCAAATGGTGTTGAACCGGTAGTGCCCCAAGCCTTGTCATTTACAACACGGTGAGAAGCTTTCATTTGGTAATCTGCTGTAATGGTTTGACCATTGCCGATGACGTTGATCTTACCAGTTTGGATAATTTGGTTCCGCATAATTTCACGTGTCAATTGTGCGCCCTTAAGCAATTCCATAGAGTCTTGGAAGATATGGTTATTAATCATATCTTTTTCAGCTTGTGTTGCGTTGGCACCTACTCGAAGTAATTGTTGCCGAATGGCTTCGTCAATGTAATAACCTTCTTTGAAGTAACGAGTGTGATCGGACACACGGTCAAACCCACTTCGCTTCCGCATGATGGCAGGAACACCAAATGCAGATGGTGCCAGTGGTTTAGGAGCATTACTCATACCACGGTAGAAAACAAAATCAGAAGCAATTTGCTTAGAATTTGGCATCAACGTTTCCCAAAGATAAGGATCCATTTGCTGAGATAAAGTCGTCCAGTAAGACCCGATATTAGTTGAGTTGATGTCGTCAAAAATCGATTTATTCATTTATGTGTTTCCCTCCTTTACTTATTTCGGCTGATGAAGATGACTTTGCCGCCAATTGTTTTATCATGTAGAGCCTTCTCCATATCCTTAGAAATGGTCACGTTTTCTGGCAACCGCAGCCGATTAATGTATCCATTGTCGATAACGGTACCGTCGGCAGTGCCAGCGGTAACGTCAACAGGGAATTCGAGAATCCCTTGTACGGTGCCTTTAGTAGCGTCAGTTGCGACCGCCAGAATTGCGTTTTCGTCGTCTAACATTGATGTATCTCCCCCAACAGGCGTACCTGCTGGAATCACCTTGTGACCATTAGCATCAGCAATAACGCCAGTATCACTAATCAATGCACCGAACGCTACTTTTTCACGAATAAAGCCCAGAACTTGGTCCGGACTTACATAGTGTTCATACTTAGTCATTATTTATCCTCCTAGTTAGTTGTTTTGAAGTAAGGATCCTTTTTAGATCCACTTTGCTTGGCTAGTTGCGCGCCATAAGTACCCGTCTTACCACCTAATGGCTCACCACCAGCTTTGGGAGGATTACCCTTTAAAAATTCAGCCTTTACACCGGCAGAAATACGGGTCTTTAACCCGTTTAACCAGTCCATGTTAGCCTTCGTGCTATCAGCGTCCTCAGTTACAAGGTGGTCTAGGTCTTCATCTGTTAGGGTCATGTCGGCATCAGAAGCCATCTTACGGGCCGTTGCAGTCATCTCATACCGTGCCACTTGAGCTTTAGCCTCAGCAGCGGCCTTATTGGCCTTCTCAAGCTCGTAATCTTTCTTTTGACTAGCATTCATATCGGCGAGTTTCTTAGCTTCTTCGACCTTTGCTGCTTGCTCGGTCTGCCATTTGGCGAACTTTTTGTTGATGATTTCGTTCACCTGCTCATCGGTGTACTTAGGTTCATCGCCTTTTGGCTTGGGGCCTCCGCCTTGATTACCTTCACCTTGACCGCCAGAGTTGTCTTGGGCTTGTCCGTCTTGTGGACCATTACCACCAGTACCAGAACCATCACCACCTGAATCGCCTGGTTCAGCAAAGAATTGAAGGTTAAGCGGCATTAAATCGAACTTTTTCATGGGTAAAACTCCTTTCATCCATAGCTTTTAAAGTGAATCCATGCCTGCACTTTCCGTAGCTTTTTAAAACTTCCACGCCTGGTTTTGGGTACAAAAAAGGTCGATTCAACGGTAAATACCGAACAATCGACTCTTTGAAATTATTTATTTAGATCCACATATTGATAAATCAACATTCCATAGGCTCCATTTGCTAGAAATAACTCCTGTTTAAATTTTCTATATGAGGAATCTTCGAACAACGACAGTTAGGATGGCTATCATCAGGAATACCTGGCGCACCATTGATTGGATATGGCCCCAATTCCTCAATTCCTTGACATTTCAAGCAGGCACCAGGCTCACATACCCAATCAACCTTGGTTACGCCCTTCATCCGGTACGTAGCCATGTTGACTTCGTCCTTCAATCGGGCCGATTCGGTTCGTACAATCCGACGTGCATTGAACTCCATTTGAGAGATTCGATCAGCAGCGGATTGTCCCGGTTTGAACTGCTTAGGATTAGCATGAGAAGCGAGAATATCGTTTAAATCATTGAGCGACATGCCGTGCTTAAGGTGTTGATTGACTAGATATTGCACATCCCCAGCCATCTTATCGCTATCAACCCACAAATTTTGTGACCATATCTTAGTGGTCTCTGGGTCCGTGATAATGCTGGTAACCTTTTTGGATTGCTTAGAAGTGAGGTCAAAAAAATCACCCATCCGTCTAGCTTCGGTCTTGCCGTCTAGCTGTAAGCGATGAGTGATATTTTTTTGATTTAAGACCGTCATCTTGATAACACCCAGGCTAATGATGGAATCGAGCAAATGGCTACGGTCGATACCTGCAATGAATCCCACAATGGTCATCCGTTGCTTGGCATCATCCGGCCAGTCGCTCACATCTCCCATCTGGATGATAGCTTGCTTCCACTGGGTCATATCCCACCGTGAGACGCGTTGCTTTACCTGGCTAAGGGAAATGCCCTCATCGTCTGCATAACGCTCATAAAAAGCCATTAGATGGGTCTGAATGAAGGCTAGGCATTCGGCCGTATACTGACTACTTTGTTGGTCCGTTTGGTCGTCTAAATTGATTAGTTGCTGAATTCGTTGCTTTTCCTGATTGAGCGTTAGCGGCATTGTCTACACCGCCCTTCTGTTTCTGTTGGTCAGTCATGCTACCAAGTATCTGTTGAACCATTCCACCGGTCTGTTGCTGGGTATCCTGGTTTTCCTTCTTAAACTCGGCCATAGCTTCGTCTGGGTCGTCCACAAACGGCATCTGTTGAAGTAGCAGTTTGGTTGAAATTTTGCCATAGAAGTAGCTGTAAGCCTGTGCCAGTTCCAGCAAGTTCTGCGGTGTCGATTGTGTAAAGCGGAACGTTAGGTCCTGCCATACATCGGGATTCATCCCCGGTACAACCGAGAAGACGCACCGAAACACGTCACGTAGCGACTTCTTGAACTTATTGGCTTTGACGTCTGCCATGTCTTTCATGGGCTGGTATTTCAGCTTAAGGGTCACACCAGCCGGATTGCCTGCGAAGGCCTCATCATTGAGGTTGACGACGTTAGCAATCTGGTAAATGTAATCAACCAGTCGGTCAACCAAGTGTTCCTGTGTCTCGTCAGCAGAAGGCTTCTCCATGAAGTCAACCTGGGTATCAGCCTCCGCACCACTATCAGCTCCATCAACCACAAGCATTCGTTCATCGCGTAAGTTTTCGTTGAAATTTTTAACTTCCTCCTTACCCATATATGCATTGATAATCTTCAAATAGGCGTCAGCAAAGTAATCGACATCGTTAGCCTTCTCAGACATAGCCTTATCTAGTGCATCAATCAGGGTCACGATATCGTGGCAAAGCGATAGTCGTTCCTCGTTCTCAACAGCTTCAATGATGGGAACAATCGGGTATGGTAAAGCATATACACCGACCTGATCCAAGTAGTTATCAGATTTCCCGTTCATAACGAACTCTCTATACTGACCAACACTCATCAGTGACACCATTAACTCACCCTTTACGTTATAGCTGTAATGCACGCCATATTTGACGTTTCGGGCAATTGTATCGTCGTAGATAAGGAAGGTATCAAGTGGGCTAGAAGGTACAACGCATGGGTTTCCTTGCTCGTCCTGATAGACAAAGTAGTAAGACCGTCCGTACATGCTAGCTTCCTTGCTGACCTCAGAGTTCACATCCTCAAAATTGTTCACATTGGTCCAAGTACTTATGTATTCGTCGGCTGACTTATCTTTGCTGTCAATCTTGACAGGGGTGCCGATAAAGAACCCATTGAAGCTGGTCACTGCCTTGCGTGGGAAGTTAATCACTAATCGGTTATCCGGCTTGTATGCAGCTTTAGAAGCCTTGTGCATGATATCATGGTCTCCCTCATAATACTTACGGTCTTTCAAGTACTGAGGACGAATATGTAGTCGATGGTAATCAATCAAGCTGACCAGGTCACCAGTGGTAATCTCTTGGTCCGCTGGGAAAATGAACGTATTGTTATGTGTAATCTGGGTGTTGTTAAGCACCTCGTTCTCTAAATTTGGTACATCAATTTCTAGTGCCAATCTCTCACCTCCTATCCTAATTTGAATGTTTGAATCGTTGGTTGACGGCCAATCATATACATCACAAAGTAACGCATAGCGTCCATCGCGTGGTCATGCTGCTTGACTGGCTTATCTTCACCATGCTCTGCGGCCTTCTCATCCCAGACATAACTAGCAAACTCTTTGAATAGGTCAGCTAGGTCAGGTGAAAACACAATCTTACCTGTGTTCATCGCCATCCCAGTCTTACGAATGCCGTCTAGCACGTCGTTGTCGGCTTTGATTACATGATGACCTCCGCGTCGGCGCAAAGTGATAAAAGAAGCAGCAGACGGGTCAATAATCTCAACAGGATTAAGGCCGTCTTCGAATCTATCCAGTTCTGCTGAATACTCCTCATCGGTCTTCTGCTTATGCTTGTGACGACCGTCATAGTAGTACATTTTGGTAAGATGCCACGTATCACCATACAGTCCCCACATCAAGAACACGGTCGGGTTAAGTGTCCCGTAGTCAATGCTGACAGCGTACTTACGCGCCGTGCCCTGTGGATTCTTAACAATCATCTTATCTTTGTTGAAGTTATCGTAGATGATACCGTCTGACAGTACCCATTGGCCCAGAATGAAGCGTTGGTAGAATACACCCGTATACATACGCTCGTAACGGTCAATCGTCTCAGGAGACAGTGACGGATTATCTTTCATCGTGAAGTGAATATGGATTGCTTTGTGCTGGTCTAATTGATCTAGCCACTCCAGTTTGAACCAGTGGTAAGGCCCAGCTGGGTTACAATTGAACCAGAACTTCGCACCATCAACAGACGCACGTGCGGTCGCCTGGTTAACAAATGATTCTGGCATTAAAGCTACTTCATCAAAAAAGAAGCCAGCGACCGTGATACCTTGTACCAGGTCTTGGCTTCCTTCATCTTTGCCCCCAAATAGGTAGTAGTAGTTTGTCACGCCGTTGTGGTTAATTACCAGTAGATTGTCCGCCCGCTTATCCTTCACCTCATAGCCACGGCCACGAAGCATTCTCATCAACGGCCGGATTACGTTACGCCGAAGCGATCCAATCGTCTTACCAGCAATGCCAAACTGTTCTTCGTTATAGTTCGTCATTGACCAGAGAACGTAGCTCATAGACATGATAAGCGTCTTACCCGCCCGAACAGAACCATCACATATAATCGTTTCAACATCGCGTCGATTAAGCCATTCAGGGCGAAGCACCATGACTAATTCAGAATTGTCGGCTTCAAAAATGCGAGGGTCTAGCCACCAATTCAAAACGTTAAGCTGCTTCTCTGAAAACGGTGCAAACTCAAATTGTTTAACTTGGATTGATGGTCATCTCCTTTTAGGGGCTATTTCAAGATAATAACTCCTCATGTTTATTGATTTATCAGCGTTTAGATTGTATACTTCTTTTTATAGGAGTTATTTATTCCATATTAAGATAAATAGACCACAAAAGAAGGTACAATCATGAAGCAAAATGTTCTTCCAATCAAGGATTCAAACGTGTTGATACAAGTTCAGCAAACACTACTCGATAGTTTTCGAGCTGGTCGCAGAAATTACACCATCTTCCAAGTCGGAAAAGCCACTTTATTACGTGTCAGTGATGTTCTTTCCTTGCGATATGATGACGTGTTCGACAGCGACGGTAATGCTTGCAGGAATGCATTCATTCACGACAAAAAGACCGGAAAGGCGAACACTCTCTACCTCAAGCCAGTCATCAATGATTTGCTAGACTATCGTGAGTGGCTAAATTCCAAACACATTGAATCTGAATGGCTGTTCCCATCAAGTAGTGACCCAACCAGGCACATCAACGAGAAACAATTCTACAAAGTTATGGCTCGTGTCGGTGACTTACTGGGACTGGATTACTTGGGAACTCATACCATGCGTAAAACGGGTGCTTATCGCGTTTACACGCAATCTAATTACAATATTGGCCTAGTCATGCACTTATTAAATCATTCTAGTGAAGCGATGACACTCGCCTATCTCGGCTTAGATCAGGTCAGTCGAGAACGTATGCTAGATAATATAGACTTCGGGTAGCTTCGGCTACTCTTTTTCTTTGCCTTTTTTGGCGGCAATGATTGCATTTAGGAAGCTGTCCTTCTGCTCACTGGTCAACTTAGCTTCTGGCAGGCGGTCAAGTAGGACTTGCATGGCCTTCTGTTTATCATATAGCTCAATGACTAGGCCGTCTTTGCCACGATGGAAGGACTTCACCAACGACATATCGACCTTGTCCATATCCTCAGGCTTAATCTGCACGGAATAATAATGCTCGTAGTTGCCGTGAGCATCTTTGTGTTTCTTGTCGACTATTTCTTGCACGTCATACTTCAAGTAATCGCCCAGATTGCTAGTGGCCTGCTTGACGTACTCATTCAAGATGTCGTTTGCATTTATGTATAGCTCAGTCTCCTGAGCCTTGCGTAACTTGGATATCTGTTCCTTAATCCCTTTTTTCCCCATAAGGGCCCAGCTATTCTTGCTGGCCGTATCGTAACTTGCGCCATAGGCTTTCATGTATGCCCACATCACGTTATGTCGTTGCAAAAAGTAGATACAGAAATCTTTTTGTTGATTCGTTAAGTTGGGATTGTCTTCCAGTTCATCAATAACAGAGGGTGCAACTTTGGGTGCACCCTTTTTTCTATTCTCTAACTTGGTTGCAGGGGGTGCACCTCGTTGCCAATTATGTCTCTTCTTCCAGGATTTAATCGTATTGAGGGATATGCCTAACTTACTCGCAATATCCTTATACTTCATCCCTGACATGTAATCCTGATATGCTTGCTCTTTATCAGTCACGCATACTCACCACACCTTCAATCCTTTCTAAATATCAGCACTTTAAATCAGCTAATTCACGTTTCATGAGACTATCCATCTGGCTTTTAATTTCGATCTTAATTTTTTTGTACAGGTTCTTATTCTCCTGATGGTCATTCAGATGGTCGATTACTTTCAAGCAGTCGTCAACGCCGCCTTCGATAGTTGTATCAATAGCCGTGTCACCTAATTGTTTATGAATAGTTAATTTCATTCAACTACCTCCCAATCACTAGCCAGCATATCTGTTTGGCTTGCCAACCATGGAACACGACTCTTCGGTGCATCAGGATTATCTGTTTGTAGTCCCGTGGTATCGATGTAAATGTAATCCCCCATATCGTCGCTATCCTGTTGTTCGTGCAAGCCGACCCAGATGCCTTTGCCATTCCAGCCAGAGCGCCGTACTTTCTTGCCTTGCTTCATTAGCTCTAAAGCTTCACCAAAAGTCATTGCATTTCCTCCTAATCCGTAAACGTGGTATGTGGTTTCCCGTACAACATCACGTCAACCGTTGGAACACTCGCACCAATCGAAAACGGCAACATCTTGAACTTCTCAATTTTCATCTTGGTAACCACGGTCGCATTTTCATCACAAATAATTGATTTAAACTTCTTCGGGTTAAAATGCTTAAGCACCGGAGACGCATACAGCAAGTGAAGGATAATTCCTCCTTCAACTTCATCAAACATGTTTTCTGAAACTGGCCCGAAGTTATGAACGGCATTCCCGTCCAGCAAAATCTTTGTATTCTTACCTCGATAAATTACTAATGGTTCATCTGTCATTATTCTTCCTCCAAACAAAAAGCCATCCCCTAAGGAATAGCCGTCATGAACACCATTGTTAAGCAAATGTATTTTTATTAAAAGATAGGGGCCTTCCAGCTCCCTTTATTTTGAATTGGCGTTCAATTGCGCAGGTTGGATTCGAACCAACGTGTACTGGTTTATGAGACCAGATAGGTAACCACTCCTAAACCGCGCATTAATACTCCTACAATCGTCGAACTCGGAGCTTGTCAGCAACCTCATGGGCTTGCACCTATTTGCGATAAGCACAATCGACAGGCTCTCACGGTGCCTGCTACCGACTGACGTTCTCATCACTAGAGTTGGTGCTTCACTCTTCTAGTGACTGGCGTGCAACGAGGATTACAGGATTCGAACCTGTGACAAGCTGGTTAACAGCCAACTGCTCTACCGACTGAGCTAAATCCTCAAAAACTGGTTGAAATCAACCAGTTCAACTTGGTTGCATTTAGTAACTCTTGCGGTCGGATTCCTCTAATCAACCGCAATGAATCCTGTGGGCTTCGATCCCACGACACTCGGCTTAAAAGGCCGATGCTCTACCAACTGAGCTAAGAATTCAGAAACCCGGTTGTTTGGAGACCGGGTAAAGATTGCCCTTTACTTAGGCAATGTGCTTGGTAGGGATTTGCACCCTACATGACTAAGGCAGCACAACCAGCCGCGCATGCCCGTTAGCCTGCTATTACCTTCTAACGTCTACCTATTCCGCCACAAGCACACATTCCATTAAATTCATTAATGAAATCGCTTTATACACCGTAAATTAGACGTATACTTAATTTATCTGAATGAAAGGAGGCAAAAAATATGGAATTTGAAATTGTTAAAGTACACACCACCACTTATTTCGAAAGTAACGAATCTGATATTCAAAAAGTTCGACTATCTGATGGTTCTGATGAATTGGTTGAACAGGTTGTCCGTTATATCGACAACAACTTCGAATACTACTTCACCTCACGTGAAGGTCTAAAGACCAAAGTTGAAACTGTCCACCCATCTTATAGTGATCCATATATAAGAACTAAGGCAAACCAGATAACTTCTGATAATCTTCTTAGTTTGCCTAGATTCTAGTCTTAAAGGCTCTCACTTGAAAGTGGGACTCTTTACTTTAACAGAAAAATCATAATGAGCTAACGTTCGATTATTACCTAAATTCTCATTTGATCTGCTGATCGAAACCAAATTTCCACAAATAATTTCAATAGCCAAACGTCCAATAAGCTTTAACATAAAGTTAATCCCCCTTTACTTTTTACCATAATTGATCAGGTTAATCCATATTTACAATAATCACTGCTGGGCCATCAAAGCTAAAGGTGTTTTGGTCTCCAACAGTGATTTTTGCTTTGCCCTCAAACTTTAAATTGATAGTTTGAATACCCAATCGCGACTGTAACTCATCTGAAAGCTGTTTAGTTGTCACTTGTTTCAAATCCAAATTAGCCACTCCTCTATGATCGTAAAGTTAATGTAATCTGTTGAATCCAAACCAACGTCTCCACAATTACGGCGTTCTATGTGATTGGTGTGGAATCGAACCACACACGGAAGTCAAACCGCCCTCTTCTGGCAGGCCACCACCAGTTACAATCACAATATGGGCGCTATAGCCTTGGATGAACGGGAGAGTCCATCTCCTTTGAGTTATTTGCCCAATACGTGCAACGGGAGTCGAACCCGTATCTTCTTTGCTCTGCCGTTGAGCTATGCACGTTTCTGATCGGAGGTTATCTTGTGGCCGGTTCATCATTCCACCACAATGCCGGAAGTAGGACGATCTTTGGTCCACATCACTGTGGCTTAATGCCTCAGGCGGCTTTTTCTTAACCTTTCAACGATATCTATACTACGCCGAAATCCAGTTAATGCCGGCGAACTTCACGCAACCTTTTTGCACCTAATCCGCAACCATTTTGCAACCGTTTTGCAACTATCTAGGATTCAGCAGCAGGCACGCGCAAATCTTCCATCAAGTAAACATCAGCAAATTGGAGCAATGCCTTGGGCTTCTTGCTATGGCTGTAAGTAGATTCAGAGTAACCCAAGTCCAGGTAGCACATAGTATCCGTGTAGTCTTGCAAGTAAAGCATGTCCAAAATCTCGCGGCATTCCTTATCACACTTACCTATCGCTTCGACGGTTCGTTTAATAACCTCCTGTGCGTACATCTTCTGTACGATACGAGCATCGTTGCTATTACCACTGGCGGAAGCTTTCGGCATTCCGTCGTAATTTGGCGAGCGTAGATTGGTCAGTGACTTGCCAGCAATCAGTACCATGCGAGGTAGTGTCCATTTGAGGAAGCTAGCCACCTTGTGGCACGTCGCCTGTTTGTCTATTTTTGGGAAAACATCACTCATGCTTGTGTTACTAAAATCAATCTCCATCACTGCTGACAGCCCCCATCATTCCATTAGTTTATGGTAAAATAAGTTGTTCAGTTATTTTGGTGAGGGCTGCTGGCGGGCGGCCCTTTTTTTATGCAATCAGTTCTGAAAATACTTTATAACTGTCTCCATTAACTCCGAGGCCGTTAGTATCCGCTTCTTTTTATCGATATCGATAATAACAAGGAGGTGTTCATCAAAGAATGCTGGTTGACCCAATTTGAGGCTTTCAAATTGAGGATCACTTGTCGTAAATTGGTCACCATAAATCGTCGTAATTTTTGGCCCACGATTAAATGATAAATACCTACCATCCGTCAAGCTCATTCGTCCGCCTCCGAATCAAGCGGGCCACGTTCATCAATCGGCGTTGCCATGTAATCACTAATGATGCCTAGAAGGTCAGACTCTTCTAATGCGCTTAGATAATCCTTGATAGCTCTATATCCTTCCGGCTCAATGATTTTTTGTTTCTTATCCTGCCATATCATCGCCACTTTGACCGAGTCGTACTGATTCTTAGGAACCCAGATACGATAGATAATCCCTTCGCCAAAACAAGTAACTCTATCAATACCAAATGCCATTTTTCTAATGGCTTGGACAAATTCGGTCGTTTTCAACTTATACCCTCCTACATAAAATAAGAATTTTAGTTATCATCACTTCATGAACACAAACCATCTTGTCTTACTTCGCTTATCTCCGAACAATGGTCTTGTTCCAAAAAGTGGCCAAAGTTCATTAACGGATATTTGTTCGGTATTCCACTTGAAAATAAGCGTGCCGTTCGGCTTTAGAACACGCATACATTCGGAAAATCCCTGCTGTAAGTCGTCTTGCCAAGTATATCGATTTAGTGTTCCATATTTCTTGGCCAGCCAACTATCTTTGCCCGCGTAAATCAGATGTGGTGGGTCAAACACGACCATATAGAATCGGTTATCATCGAACGGCATGCTGCGAAAATCCGCAACAACATCAGGACTGACGGTGAGCAGTCTTTCTTTGTCACCATTTTTTGTAGGGTAGGTTCCTAATGAATAGTTTGCTTCACGCTTATCCATAAAGGTCACCTGTGGGTTTTCCTTGTCGAACCAGAACATCTTTGAACCACAGCAGGCATCTAAAATTGGCGTCATTTATTAATCCTCCAACTCATCCATACAAGCACGTCCAAAGAAGATCAGGAATGCTGACTCTTCTTTCTCCGTCCAGCCTTCATAAATCTTTTTGATATCTTCTGGCACACCAATATCAAGCGATGGGTCAACTTCGACCCGTGAATTCACATCTCGCATGAATTCACCGATAATCTGCATTGGATATAAGCCTACGCCAACTGACAGGACAAATAGATAGACCGTTACCTTTTCAAAGTCCGACTTAGAAGCCATTTAGTCCACTTCCAATTCAGTTTGATCCGGATTGTCTTCGCCATCAGTATCTAGTTCTGTTTGATTAGGCGTGAAAGTCATAATAGAATTTCCTTCCAGAACTTGTGCAAAGGCGTCACGCTTACCATCGAACTGATCTGCTGGAATCCGTACCTTCAATTCGATAACTTGACCTTTGCTGACTGTCTTTTCAGTTGAGTTTAAAACACTGCCCTTAACGGTGATACTGTTATCTTTAATTTCGCTTGTCATGATTAATTCTCTCCTTTAGCACTTGGCTAATCCTAATGTGATGATTTCCGATAATACTTCGTTCCGTTCTCTAATAGTCAGATGATTCATGGCAATACGCTCTGGCTCCGATAACTTGTGATAGTGCCGTTCGCACCACGTTAACGTGCGACCTAAATCATACTGATGTTCTTCAAAGCTACGGAGAACGAATCGCCGAAAGGCTTTTTGTCCAGCTGTCAATTGTGATTACCTCCTACAAATTCGTCGCTTCAATCCAGTCATAAAGCAAATTGGTACATACAAGTGGATGAGTGGGCTTACGCTGTTTCGTAATGCCTTGCGCTATTACTTTAAAATCATGCTTTCTAACTACAACTGCTTCTACCGGTATTCCCTGACTTAGCAAGAACAATTTGAACCGTAACTTTACGCTGCCATCTATCCCGTAAACGCCGAAACTGTTTTTTACGTCATAAACGTGTGCTATTTTCCCGTCCTTGTATATTACAAAATCTGGTTTATACGATATTTGTGACACCTTAATTTGTCCCAATTCAGTAAGTGGCGTAAGCACGTACTTAGGGTGGATTGTATACTGCAATCCGCTATCCCGAACAAATCGCATATAGAAGTCGGCCTCTTTTTGGCTGTCAAACACATAACCATCCAAACGAACCTTCGTTCCTCGCTTATTCAGTGCTGTCGGTGACTTCATTTAGCTTCTCCCTCAATCACCACAGCAGCCTTAACCTTCCGCTCACCACTTACGTGTGTTTCGTAGTAAAGATTCTTTAGCGATCCATAGCCACCGATTGCAGACCCGTCATTAAGATATGCCTTAAGATAAGTGTCATCTGGTGTTTTTACGATGATACAAACGGAATTATCCATTCGAATTACATCGCCCACTGAGTACTCGGTAACCAGTGCATGTGAACTTTTATCAATAATTTCCATCATTCGACCTCCCAATCTCAACATCACTTGGTGCCACCTCAATATGCCTATGACTACCTTTAACTTTAATCATTGCCGATCGGCTATTGCCACGAACGATCCAGCATATCCATGTGGCTGATTGCTTAACGTGGCACCGGTGGTAATACACCTTATCGCCGTGTTTCATTGACTACCTCCATAAATAACTAGCGCTGAAGGAAACGGTGCCGCATCTTTTGATTCACCATGCAGTTCAAATTTAAGCCGTCCACGTAAAAAATTGATTTGTGCTTTCCCAAAAATGAAATCATGCCAGTAGCTGGTGTCTGTTCTTGCTGGGATAAGTAGCACAATGTAACCGTCATGTTTTTTGAGACTTTCCTCATACGCTTTCTTGACCCATTTTCGTAATTCTCTACCGTATGGCGGGTTTAAGAACAGGTTACCTTTAAGCTCATGCCAGGGCTTAGCAAGTGAGTTGTCTTCCTCGCTGAAAAAGTTCTCACATTTGGTATTCTCAGGACTCGCTGCTAGGTCAAAGCTGAAATGGTACTTGTCATTCAGCTTCTTAAAAAAATCATGTGGTGTTTCCCAATAATTCTTTTCTGATGATAGCAAGGCATTATTCATTGGCTACCTCCGCCCAACAGATCAGGAATTTTTTCAAATGGAACAGTAGTTCGAGTGATTGAGTCAATGCACTCGAATGCCGATCCCTCACTAATTGCATAGATTCTTTCCACGTTTTCTAAATTTATCCAAGCTAAGCCGCTATCAATATCCGTAACTCGAATCCACTTAACTTCACTGCTACAGTTAAACATTTGAAACCTCCTTAGTCATCATTAACTGGAACTGTTTCGACATGCATCCCTCCACGTTTTAATTCGTCATATGGAACGTCGTAAACTTCTTCATGACTATTTTCCAATACATATTTATCGGCTTTGCTTTTTGTATAGAAAGCAACTACAGCTTCTTTTGTTGGAATTGCATCACCAAACCCGCCATCTTCATCAATGTCCTCAAAAACTACGTAAACGTTACTCATTGTCTGCCTCCCGCAATTTCTCCCTCATGCAACGTACCCACAGATAGTTCCGACCCATTCTTGTAGCCACCCATCTGATAGGTTTTCCTTCATAACGCTTAAGATCCTTCAAATCTTCGTTTGTACAATCAAACTCCGTGATAATCGGTTTGCGAGTCGCTGCCCAATGACTGCTACGATGCATTTTTTCAGCAACCTTATTTCCAGTGAATCCTCGTCTAAATAATTCTTGTGCCTCTATGGTCTCTTCCGAACCATCAGGCTGACGGTTAGCCAAGCAATTAAGCTCTTTGACGACTGATTCAGGCCAATTATCTGAGCTGCCATACTCACTCTCAGCAGCTTTGACTTTAGCCATCAGCTCAACGTTTAAAGCCATGACAATCACCTCACTTATGCCCTTCCTCAAACTGAATCAACCGATCTAGGTAAGTTCGTGCTTTATGCAAATCTTCAACCCCATTTTTAGCTGGGTAGCGAACGATATATTTCATGACATTGCCAATCATGAATCCTTGAAAACCTTGTGTTGGCATAATTTCCGCGAAATGGTCGAATAAATCGCGGCCGTTATTCTTGTAGTAATCGGGGCGGATATTAACCACACCGCCTTTCGGGTACTTATGCTCCATTGTTTTTCACCTCATTCTTAATTTGTCTCTGCTGTTCCTCTTCCAAAATTTCGATGTACTCCGTTTTCAGCTTTTCCAGATGAGTACAACGCGTCATGTCGCCTTCATACTTGATAAGCAGTGTGTTAACAAAATCGCTTCCGTCTTCCAGATACTTCCAGCCTTGCAGCTTTTCAGCTCTGGCGGTCTCAATTGCTAACCACACGTTTTCGACTCGAGACTCATCGGCGTGTTTCAATCCAGCCATCAAGGCAACATTATTCGGGTGTGCTGCTACAGCCACTTTCAGCAACTCTTGTTGCTTGAAGAAACTGTTAGCTTTGAGTAGATATAGCTTCACGGCCCGCGAACTTGTAAGCCCTTCTGCCGTCATGACTTCCTTGTAGTCGCTGTTGTTCATGTAACCATCAACCATCGTTATCAACGTCCAATTCCTGAAACTTCATGCCCTGACCGTTAAACTGGTAAGGAATTCGTGCCAGCCAGCCTTCGCGGTTCTTCTTAATCACTACATTACGAACATCGGGCACCTTAGCGTCACGTGTCAAAAACGCAACAACGTTAGAATCCTGTTCAATTGAACCTGATTCCCGTAAATCGGATAGTTGTGGCTCTTTGTCTTGCCGCTGTTCCAATCCACGATTGAGTTGCGCCAGTTCGATGATCGGCACATCATATTCGTTCGCCATCACCTTTAGCTGCCGGGTGATTTCCGATACTTGCAGGTAGCGCTCCTTGATACTTGGCACGGTAATCAATCCGATGTAGTCCACAAATGCCACATACTCATTTTTCTTGGCTTCGCTGGCATGACGCCGAATGATCCCAGCAATTTGACCTAATGTTTTAGTGGTGTCGTAAATGGCTAAATTTGACCGTTTAAAGCGTTCTGCTGAATCCCTGACTATTTGTTTGATTGTCGGTGTTAACGTGCTAGCAGAGCTTCTTAGGGACGTTGACGGTACTCCTGTGTCCCACGATACAAAACGGTTCAGCATTTCCCGCTTTGTCATTTCTAACGTGAAGTAGTCAATGCGAAGTTTGGGGTTACGCTTCAACATCGTGGCCGCTAGATTAACGCTGAACGCCGTCTTACCAACACCCGGTCGGGCACCGATAGTCAGTAGCATTCCGCCATAGAATCCACCGGCAAGTGTTTCATCAAGTCGCTTGTACGACTTAATTCCGGGGTCGCTAGGGTGATCTAAGTTGTAATCTAACTCGCTCACCTCCGAGTCAAAGGAACCATCATCAGTCGCACTGTCTACCGCTGCTAAGTTGTTGGTAGCAGCAATCAGCGCCATTAGGTTATCTTCAAACGGCGCTTCATGATATACCGCCATGGCTCGCTGTACTTCCTGTTTACCGTATAGTCGGTGCAAGTCGCGCACCAGTTCCGGCAAATTAGCATCAGTGATAGCCGCACCCCTAAGCTCAATCAATTCCTTGTACGTCATCGAAAATTGATTGGATAACACCTTCGCCTTGCCATAGACCGTCATTAGCGAAGAGTCGTCAGCCTGCTGCATAGCTTCAAACAAGGTACGGTAGTTACCGTCAACAAACCACTCACTGTTGGCGTTGACCAGTTCAATGTTCTTCGGCTCTTTTAACAGTGCAGCCACTATAGCCGCCTCAATCTCTCTATTCGTTGCTCTCACCTTCCTTGGCATATTGCTTCTCTAACCGCGCCATGTAGTCGGCTTGGCGCGCGGAACCTTCTTCTGGGGTCAAGACCGGTGGTTCAGAGGTGTCTTGCCGTTGTTGCTTACTTGCCGCCGCTCTGGCTTCGTTGGTGTAGTCGTCAAAGTGTTCTGCTGAAAATAAAGTTTTGGGTCTTAGATACTGTTGCATGTCTGGATTGTCTTTCCACTCCAACGACTTGTAGTGGATCACCATTCCAAAATCATGTTCTGTAAAACCTTCCGCTATTCGTGCATGGATCATTCCACGCGTTTTGTCGGTGGTGTGATACTTGTGTCCAGTTTCCGAATTCAGATAGTCAACAATTTTTTTGTAGTCGACAGCTGGTTCCTTCGACTTATCTTTTTTCTTGTCATTCTTATCATTCTTGTTAGTGGTTGTCCGCTGGTTGTCGCTTGGTTGCTCGTTGGTTGTTTCGCTGGTTGTCTCATTTTCTTTAACTTGAAAAGATCCCCAGTTAACAACGTTTATAAGGGTATTAGTGTTGGTTGCCTCGCTGGTTATAAAACCAAGTTTGGTAAACCGCTGCATTGCACCACGTACAGCTTGGCGAGTTATCCCACGACCGCTTTTTTTGGCCAAACTGTCCGCTGATGTAATAAACTGACCGGGCTTAACTACAAACGGTTTCCCCTTCCATTCCCACTTGTTTTCGGAATGATTAGCAAGTAACAATATTGCAATTAAAATTGATCGCTGATTTGACGTTGACAATAGCCAAATTGGTTTATCCAACAACTCGCGGTAGAGTTTTACCCATCCCTGCATTTTCTACCGCCTCGCAATCTAGAATGGAACATCGTCGTCAGAGATGTCTACGCCACCACCGTTACCGGTGAAAGGATCAGTTGGCCCGGCCGCTGGCGCACCGTTACCCATGTTCGCCGGAACTGAGTTAGCAGCCGCGTCAATGGCTTTCTGACTCTTGATGATTGGCTTTTCTGCCATAGGCTTGTGTAGTGATGGCTTAAAGGACTTGACGTTTGGCCGTAACACGCCCTTGTTGTCTTCTTCCATGGTGACCACTGCAATGAATGGCTTACCTAACATCTCTTCCGCCCAATTACTAGGGGTGCCGAAGTCGTGGCCGTTTTCATACATTTCAGTGGCTTTAGTCAGCGCGTTAAACCGCCATTGTGCCTTGGGAGTAGCCACAAAGTTATCGTACTGGATCAGCGCACCCTTAGCTGGCTGGTCAACGTCTGTGCGTACCCGATAATTAAGAGTTTCCATTTCGTTACGTGTCCGTTGAGTTAGCTTGTCTGCAAAACTGGTTGCATAAACTTCATATTCTCCCGGCTTAGTGATTTGTTCATTACCTACATTTTTTTCGTCGTATCCAAATGACATATTAGTTAGCTCCCTTTTCGTTTGTAGTTGGTTTTGCGTCTTCATTCTGCTGCGTTGCTCGTTCCTTATCAGTCGTGGCCTTTAGTTCGACATACAACTTTTTGAGGCTATCTACTGGCCAGTTCTCTAACGGTGGTCGCCCGGTCGTGACACGTTCAAGTTGAAGTTTGGCTGCATTGCTTCCCTTAACCAAGTCAGCAATAGCACCTAACGCTTTCTTGGATCGCTCTTTTTCTTGTGCACGAACATCCACACCTTTTTCGGCCCAATCATAAATCTTGTGTCCAACCTCGCGTGACAGTGGTTCGGGGTGCGTGAAGATTGAAGAGTTATCCTTGGTTGGTTGTGCAACGTGGTTTTCGTAAACCTGAAAGGCGATCGCAAACTCATATTCCAGTGAGTCTTTTTGCTCGATTTTTAGGCCAACCTTTTCAACTTGTGCTTTACCGTTGTCGTCCGTGGTGACTTTCACACCTTGCTTGCTACGCGCTGTCGCGATGACGTGGACGTCTTGATCGGTGAGCAGTTTGAGAAAATTGCGCTGTTCCGGGGCCACGTCCTTCCAGCCACCAATACCGCGGCTATTGCTGCTATCAACCTGCTGTAGCACACCACCCTCACCACTCCACGCGTTTGAGATACCGTCAATAACGACAACTTCACAGCCATACTGCTTAAGGCTGGCAAACGCGTCTAGGTAGTGTGCTGAATCAAATGGCGCCTCTAAGTCAACCTTGGGGAACTCTCCGATACGCACACCATCGTGTTCTGTGTCTACGTAGAGATTGGTTCGTTTGTGCTCGGTGTCAATGACACCAACCTTGTCCCACTGTTCTTCGTCTGAGGCGTCTGGGTACATACCTTCCATCATTCCCTTAGCGATCAGCAGCGATCCTAGGGTCTTACCTGATCCACTGGCACCCATCACTAAGATTGGCACCTTGATTTTTTGACGCTTAGCTTTGACAATTCGTGCCATGTTACCCCTCCTTGCTAATCATTTCGACTTTAATACCCAGCTGCCTGATGCCAGCCCACGCTTGCGTGAGTTGCTTGTGCGTGCCCGTCAGCTTAATGGTGATGGTCTGTGGGACAACTTCACCTGTGTTGGTGTCCACGGTCTCACTGCCGCGTTTCACTTGGTGAGTGGCTGCTACTGCCTTAGCAGCTTCGTCAGCCAAGCGCTTCTTATCTGCTGCCGCTTTAGCCAAGGAATCCCGGCGGTCGGCCGCCTGATTGATCTTCTGCAAGATGTCATCAACCTTGAAGCCTTGTCCTAGCATGGCAACCCAGCCGCTTGACTCAATCTCCATCTGATCGGCGTAGGTGCGCACGGTCTGGATATCGGTAGCACGCTGGTCACGATCCTTGCGCAACTGTGTCATGGCTTCGGCAATCTGCTCCAACAGCTTTTTGTGACTGAGTGACTTAAGTAGCCATCCCGGCTGCACTTCAATATCGGTTACGGAAACCCCGTAGTTAGGTGCCATCTCAGCAATTTCAGTCTTGACCGAGTCATACCGTGCTTGACGTTCTTGTGTCTCAACTTCTTCAATCTTGCTATCTAGCGGATCAAGAAGATCTTTGACTTTATCGCCTAGTCCCTTCATGAGTTTGTCAAAGTCGGCCATAGGCTTTTTGTACTGGCGATCCGTTTCCAAACGCTTGTCGTTAATGGACTTGGCAATTTTATTTATGTTTGCCCGCATTTTCTTCGTGTCGGCCACATTATCCGTTGTTACTACAAAGTCTTGACCATACTTAGTAACTACCCCGTTTACAGCCATTTCAAGCTGCTCTAGGTTGTTAATCTTGATTGGGGTAGGATTGACCTCAATACTTGGTTCAAATGCTACAAGCTCGTTTTCAGCCATTTACGGACACCCCCTGTAATCTAGCTAGCCGTTGTTTGAGGTAGTCTTTCCGTTCAAATGCATATTGAAGCGTCTCGGTATCGCTGACGGCCGTGACACTTAGCAGCCATCCGATCATTCGCAACTCTGTTTTTAAAATAGATTCAGCCTTTGTCCTTAAAATATAAGCCATTGAAAAATGCTCCGTTTCCGTCTACTCTTGTGATAGACAATTTTTGATAAGGAATTGTTGTTTTCGCTCGCTAGCGCTGCCCTGCTAACGGGCTTTTTTCGTACATTCATTAATTGAAACTCGGCACGCTTCAGATTATTTTCTGTTGTCTGACTTAGCTCGATTTATCCCACCACCCTTGTAGAATGCTTTTTCCGTTACCAGATCGGCTACACTCACCTCTAAACACTGCGCCAATTTATCTAACGTATTTAACTGAATCATTTTGAAGTCACCTTTTCTCATACTGGTGATTGTTGTTCGTGAGATTCCGGTTTCGTTATAAATGTCAGTAATACTTCGATATCGAATTGCCATGATTACCCTCAAGTTCTCACCAATAATTTCTGACAGGTTCATCTCATACGCCACCTTTCATACATGATTCTTAGCAAGCCGCCAAGCCCGAAGACTAGCGTGAAAATGATTACTGCTACCATTTGTGTTATCTCCTCGTATATTGCATTTACATCAGCCTAGCCCGGCAATTAGTTATGATAATCTTGATGTTCTGCAATATATTTTTCGACAGCGCGGCGGGAATACTTTGGATTTTTATTTCCTGGAATGTCACAGCTTGGATATCCTTTTTGTCTAACGATGGCAGCCATAGCTTCATTACTTATGTGGTAGTACTCCTCATTGAGTTGCTGTACCGTAAGAAGTTCTTCTTTAACTGATAGTTCCTTGCGCAAAGCAGGGAGCAAAACCGCAATAATCCCACGAATTAAGGCGCTATCTTTAGTATCATCTAGTGTCAGTTCCATTAAGGGCACCTCCTTTACTCAAACAGATGGTCGTGATACACACCAATAATGATTCCGACTAGGAGACAACCGATTAAACGTAAGACAATTAACATAAGCTATTCACCAACTTAGAGATATCAAATTGATATTTATCATCAGCCAAACTAATCAGTTCAATACCTTGCCCTTCCAAGGCGTCCAACATTTCATTCGACAGTTTGTAACGAAAATCAAACGAGAGTTTGGTCTCACCACGTGATGCTGCTGATTTAACTTCTGCTCCAAAACGAATGTTGTCATAATCCACCATTCCTTTTTTCGCGTTTGCTGCTACTTCTTGTGCAAAATATTCTGGATTCATGTTGGTTCCTTCTTTCAATAATTTTTAAGGTATACTTAAGTTATTCCAATTAACCGAGGTGAAACTAATGTCTGATGAATATAATCACATTCCTGATATCATCAATAAGGCTGAGAAAATGAACAATCAAGGTACGCAACAGGTCGCTTTTGAAGACTACTTTTCTAAGTCGTTTATGGAAGATCACACTAATTACCAAAACATCTATGATTTCTTAAATGCTGGTAATTTTGGTGTTGACTCAATTGACGATATTGACGAAAAGCAACTTGATAATTTCATTAATAAGAACTCCGATCTTACTAATTGGAATGATTTTCGAGATCTTGCTGGTCAGGAATATATTGCGAATCGGTTAGGATTTAGCGATTAACTGAAAATCGCTGATATCTTTCAAGATTCGCTTAAGCTGTTCTGCATGCCCCTGGGCCTGTGTGAGCAGTTTTATTAGTTCATCCAAGTTATCTATTTTTAGTTCAAGACTGGCATGTTCTATTTTTTTCATACTTTTGTCTCCTTTCGAGTAGCTTATTAATCAAGTTATGCTGTCTGCTCACCAAGATGCAAATACAAGTCACTCATACCCAGCAAATCGCAAACACTGTACAAAGCTTCTCGATTTGCTTCTTGCAGATCTTCAAAAGATGGTTCGTGTCCATCAACCTTCATATTTTCACGTGGTGACTCGTTGTACGAAATCAAGAACTCCATCGCTTCCCGAACACTATCAAATTCCATATTGATTCCTCCCTAATATTCTTCGTTCCAAACTTGATACCGGATGGCAAATTCTTTGACGATTGCCGTGTAAATCTCAATCAGCTTCTTGTCATGAGCAATCACATCAACCTTTGTTGTATTCTTGCGCTGAGTTTTTGAAGTCCCTTCCTCAGCCATTCGACGTCTCAAGTTGGTTAGTCGTGTCTTAAGTGATACCCCACCTCGCCGATCTACTTCGTCGTAGATGTCGTTGCGAGTCATTTTGTATGATTCGCCGGTGTTACCTTGCTGACGTGCAATCTTACTAATGAGGTGTGATGTCTCATTCCGCCAGTCCATGGTAGACGTTGCTACAATCTCACTAACACCATCAATTTTGTTTTCGAGGCGGTGCTGATTGCGTTCGTTAGCTGCTAACTTATCTACAACACCCTGCATGAATTGAAGCTCGGGAGACAGTTCTGAGGCGTGAGACTTAACTTGGTCTTCCATCTCGTTGAACGCCTTAATGTACTGAAGCTTGAAACCGTCAGCTTTGTGTCCTGTGAATCCCATGACGATAAATGCAAATCCATCACGATTCATGTAGTACATTGGATTCGACTTGCCACTTTTGTCCTTGTAAATTCCTTCACCAAACATGTTTTGGTACTGAGCGGAATTTTCCGCTGAGTGAATTTTTGATCTAATTGCCGCTAAAACATCTCGATGGTTTTTTTTAAATGTTTCTGCTACTTGCAAGCTACTGGTGACTGCTTGTTTGTCTTTCATGATTACTAAGTCATTCATGCATATCATTCCTTTCAGCTGTATACTCTAGTTATTCCATCAAAGTGAGGTGATACATTATGAACATGGCACAAATGGAAACATTTCAATACGTTTTACAGCATGCTAATGAGCTCGGCAATAAAAAATACCAACTCGTTTTTTTATATAAAGGTGACTTATACACCGGTAACTTTTATAAGACTATTGGTGCCGATATTCAGTGGTTACAAAGTTATACAAAAGAAAATGGATTCATTGCGTATATCGATCATTCAGTAAATACTTGTCATATGGTCTACCAAGTCGAGTATGGTAACGCCTTAGATACGTTCGATAAAGTATATCTCGGGTTGTCTAACATTAATCGTTCGGAAGTTTTATTTACTTTAATCAAGAACTTCATATCGGAACAACCAGTTGGTGATTCAACATCTAATTACATTTATGATTTAAAGAGTCTTACAACTGGTATTAAATTAGATTTCATTGAGATCAATTCCAACGATCAACTTAGTCCTGTTTCACTTTTCTCTAACGAAAGTTAATAAAATTAGACTCATATTTGATTAAGTTATAGGCATATTGAAGACTTGCGTACGCCTCATCGTATGACAAGTCTTCTTTTTTTATACTTTCCACCAATTTCATTCCAACCTCTGCCGAATGTTCACTAAATCCCATACGGTCAGGGTCATTAGCACGTTTAAATTCTTTTAAGTAACGAGTTCTATCGAAATCTTCATTTGTACTCATATCTTTCTCCTTTCCTAAGTCTTGGCTTACTTCTTATGGATTACAGTTCCAAAAGGAATATGGTCACTAGGATCTGGAACATCATGCATTGGCCAAATCTTAAACACTTTTCCTTGGTAACAAGCGAAGAGTGTTTTTTCTTTGAATCCAGAAATCAAGTAGCCATATTCTTCCTTGCTCATTCGATGCGGTGAGAGCACCAGACTGGCCTTCTGTGTTGATACCGGAATCATGTTTTTATCTTTGTCGTAATAAAAGATAACGGCAGTACTCGTATCTTCGAAGCCGGGGAAGTAACCCTCTTCACGCTTCTTGGTAATCCAACTCATTAAATCGATCTCGTCATCTTGTTTCATGGTTACTCCTCCTTAAATTCCGTATTTTTCAACTAGGTATTCGTAAACCTCATTTACCAAAGCTTCAGCACCCTTTGTAGTCATTCGTTTGTTCAAAGACAAATTGACAAATGTCGTTGATTTTCCAAAACGCTGTCCAAGCGTACCTTGGGTTTCCAATTCTTTATGATTGGCCATCCAAGCTTTGATCGCTTCGGCTTTATGGTTTGTTTCCATATGAATAAACATAGCTGACCTCCTTTTTTCTTAATAATTGTTAAGAAAGATATTGCATTCGACTAGAAAATATTCTAGAATGTAGACATAACGAAACAAGCCATTAAAACCTTATATATCGCCCGACAAGCTGATTAATAAGTGCTTTTAATTTGGCCAATTTCTTAATAACTTTTCTTAACAATGACTATTCTAGAATATAAACTAGATTTTGTCTAGTGTTTTTCTATATTATTTTCTAGTTTTTTCGTGTTAAGCACCAGGAGATGCTGTTATGACGCTATTTGAACGCGTTAAAAATTTATCAAAAAAAAGGGGACTATCTATCTCTGAAGTAGAACGTAGAGCTGGGTTAAGCGAAAACTACTTATATACTTGGAAAAAATCTGAAAATCCTAGACGCTCAAGTCTAACTGCAGTTGCTAAAGTGTTAGGTGTGTCTGTCGATTTTCTATTAACTGGGGAAGACTCAGAAAAAGATGGGCTACAAAAAGTCAACATAGAAAAGCTTCTTGACGGAACCGCTATGCTGACCGACCGTGATGGTGAATTAACTGATGCAGACCGTGCCGCCCTTCGTGCACTTATCTCCACATACCTTCAATCTACCGAAGGCCGTCAACGGCTTAAGAAGTACAGTAATATGGAGCTCGACGATAATGGTGGAAACGGGGACGATTAA